GATTACTAATTAATTGCAATAATGCATCTATACATTCAATATATCTTTTCTCTCGAAGAAAAGAATTTTTAACACCGATTTTATTATTTACACAAGTCGTTATAATTATATAAATCATATATAACTATTATATAACTAATATATATAACTAATATATAAATAATATTTATATATTAATTGTATTATTATTATTATGACAATAACAAAAGAGATTGGGAGATTAGGTAATCAAATAATTAGAAATATAGCTGTAAGTATAATAGCCCAAAAACATAACTTACTTGTAAATTATTGTAATAATACTAGTTTTATTGAACTTGGTATATTTTTATTTATAGGTACTAAGATATTTGAAAATACAATATTATTAACTGATACTAATTATTTTAATATTTTAAACTCTAATGATTTAAAATATAATTTAAATCCTAATGAAAATTATTTTCAAACAAAAGAAATCACAAATCTAATATATGAATATTTAAATAGCGAACCAATTAAAAATAATATTATTAAAAACAATAAATATAAAGGGCGTTACAATAATAATAACGATTTATTTGTTCATATTAGATTAGATGATATGGCACACAATAATCCAGGTTTATATTACTACATTAACACAATTAATGGAATAAATTATTCAGACCTATATATATCTACAGATAGTTTAAATCATTCATTTATTTTAAATTTAAAACAGAGATTTCCAAAATTAATAATTATTAATTCTAATGAAATAAATACAATTCAGTTCGCGAGCACTTGCAAAAATATTATATTATCACATGGTTCATTTTCAGCTGTTATTGGATATTTATCTTTCTTTTCCCAAATATATTATCCAGAATATGAAAGTGGAAAAATATGGTATGGTGATATGTTTTCTATAAATAATTGGAATAAATGTAGCATAAAAATAACTTAACAATATTTATAAATTATTTAAATAATAATTTAGTATATTATTATATTATTTAACATGACAGAAAATAATAATATTTTTGTTTCTAGTAGAGGAATTTTAAAATCTTGCGATTTTTATTCATTAACACCTTATTCAAGTATTACACAACTGTTAAATTATTTACCTCTTGAAAACATTAAAACTATTAAAAATCCATCTATATATATATGTACTAGTGCTATTTTACATTTTATTAATAGTATGTTACCATTAATAGATTTTTCTTTTATTTTAGTTTCTGGTGATTGCGATGAAACTATACCGCAAGAAATTTTAAATAATATTGATTTTTTAAAATTAGTTAATGATAAAAGATTAATTCATTGGTTTTGTCAAAATATGACAATTGATCATCGTAAAATAACAAGAATACCCATTGGTCTTGATTATCATACGTTAACAGTAAGACCATTGTGGGGACCATTGTCCTCTTCTGATCACCAAGAAAAAATGCTTTTAATGATTAAAGATAAGTCTCTACCTTTTTGGAATAGAAACATAAAATGTTATGCTAATTTTCATTTTACTATGGATACTAAATTGGGTTATGATAGAAAAGATGCTGTTAAAGCTATGAATAAAGAGTTAATTTATTATGAAGAAAAACCTGTTTCACGACTTATTACATGGAATAAACAAAAAGATTATGCTTTTGTTATATGTCCCCACGGCGGTGGTCTTGATTGTCATAGAAATTGGGAAGCATTATGTTTGGGTTGTATTCCTATAGTGAAAACATCATCTATTGATAATTTATATAATGATTTACCTGTATTAATTGTTAAAGAATGGCAAGTTATTACTAATGAGCTATTAAATGACACAATTAGCACCTTTAAAGCCAAAATTGAGAATAATGAATTTAATATTGAAAAATTGAAATTGAGTTATTGGTTACAGTTAATAAATAGTTATAAATAAATAGTTATAAATAAATAGTTATAAATAAATAAATAAAAATATTTTCATAATAAATATAAATAAATAACTATATTTATTATGACGTCATGTTTAATATGTGGCTGTGTTAAAAACTGCGAACACTATTTGGATGATGTTTTTAAGAATATAGAAAAAATACAGTCTTTGTTTGAAAAATCTAAAATAATAATTAGTTTTGATATTTCCGACGATTATAGTCTGAAAAAACTTGTTCAACTAAAATCAAGTTATAATATGGATATGATAATTAATAAAGATCCACTAACAAATAGTAGAACACTTAATATAGAGCACGCTCGTAATAAAATGCTAAATAAAATTTATCAAGAATATAGTGACTTTACTTATTTTATAATGATTGATATGGATGATGTATCTTCAAAGCCTATAAATATAGATGTGTTAAAAGAAGGATTAGACAAACAAGCTATGTGGGATGGACTATTTTTTAATAATGAAAATTATTATGATTTTTGGGCATTAAATTTTAAAGATTTTCAATATTCTTGTTGGCATTCAAGCAATGTAAAAAAATTAATAAATTTAATGAATAGCGAATTCAAAAAAGAATGTAAAAAATGTGAATTTATTGAATGTCAATCGGCTTTTGGTGGTTTTGGTATATATAAAATTAACAAATTCATAAATTGTTATTATCGTAGTTTAATAGATTTATCTTTATTTGATGCACAAGCAATAAAAAATATATTTAATAAATATAAAATTAGTTATAATATAAACTCTCAAATATATGACTGTGAGCACAGATATTTTCATTTAAATGCTATTAGAAATAACAATGTTCGATTACGAATATATAACAAAAATTTATTTCCACCTTATATTGGAGAACATACAAACATTTTACAGTGATTTAATATATTTTTCAAGCACTTGTTTATGTGTATTTGCTAAATTATAAGTAGAATCACGTAATATATTTACATTCTTATTAAAAATAGCTTGATTGTTTCCTGTAAAACCAGGATCATTATTTATATTATATCTTGGTTGTCCTCCATTATTCTCTGCATAATGATTTTTTAGTGGATATAAATAGTTAGGACTATAAACCATATTATACCAATCATCGCAGAACCAATTTTTGATTTCTTCTGGAAAATACCATCCAAATATTTCCATATGTTTTCTCGATACAAAAGATTGAGTTAAAATACGATTATTGTTATTTATTGGTCCCGTTAATCCAATGTTATTATGATTTTTTAACATTTCAATACTATCATTTATCCAACCTTTTGTCTTAAAAACTATATCATCACCACACTGATAAAAATAATCATAATCATTGTCATATGCTTTTTTAAATAATATATTCCACATAATGGTACAGTGTCCTTTTGGAACTTTATTATTATCATATACTATAAATTCAAATTCTATATTTGGAAATGCTTGTGTAAATTTGGTTATTTCGTATTGTTGTTTAGCATTATCAAAAATTATGTCATTTGCGTCTATTCCTATATAAAATTTATAATTATGTTCTTTATCATAACTAAATAAAAATGTTTTTAATGTCATATTATATAAATAACTTTCTTTAATATTTCTCCAGTTAGCTCTATTTTTACTCGTCGCAAGAACTAAAATTGCTATTTTTAATTCTTGCTTTTCACTCATCTATTTTAAATTTTTTATATATTTAATTATGATTAAATACTTAAGTTATTTATATGTTATAACTTATTGCATACAAAAAATTGAATTTATTACTACACATACTATAATATAATATGCTATACACTATTATAGTAAAGTTATATGAATACATGCTTATTAAACTATTTCCGCAAAATTATGAATATAAAGTAATAGAGCGAATAAATTCAAGTGGTTCAGTAGTTGAATATAGTGCTTAATATGATGAGTCTCCCCCATTCTGATCTATTTACGCTAGCTCCTCTGTTTTGTTGCGTTAGTGCTATATTAGATTCGTCATCAGAAACAGACTTTTACTATAAATATTTACTTGTGATTTACATAATATTATTAATTATTATAATGTCTTATTAAATTCATTCTCCCAATCAATAAAAGGCGATAACCCTGCTATTTCGCCATGAGTCGAAACAGCAGGAATACAAGATACTACATCTCTATTATTTGTCTTTCGCAATTCTAAAAACATTTGAAAATCATATGGATGTTTACCGCAGCAATATTTATGTATAATATTATAATCGGCTTTTACTGTTTTTATTTTTACTGCAAATGTCATACAACAACTATTTGTAATTTTCCAATGTCTATTTTTAGTAATTTTGACACGTGTAATTTCACCTCCATCTTTAATGTAAGGATTTGGGCCGCCATCACTATGATTTATATATTTGTCAGGGTGATCGTATCCTGACGAATAATCTCCTACCTCTAAACCTTCGCTTATAATTTTTGGAGCATTTTCAGTATATATATAATCATCTTCGGCAAAATAAACAATATCCTCATCTTTAAAATTATTGATTGCATAATCTAGCGCATACATAAATGCTCCAGCATTTGATAATGAAGTTCTAAATATCTTTGATTTATCTACATTTTCAGATAAAAAGTTGTATGTTTCATCTATTACATTATCAGCAACTACATATATTTCATAATCTTTAAATATTTTCAAAAAATGTAAAAATATACCACGTTTACTTACATAATGTGGTTTTAATTTATTGTATCCACCATCACTAATTCTATATATTATCTTCATTATTTAATTATAAATATTTAATTATAAATATTTATTTATATTTATATTATTTCTTATAATAATATATTCATATTATTATAGTTCCATTATTCCTGATCTTGGACTCGCTGTTTTCAATGCCATTGTGGGTATGGATGCTCTTGCTGTTGCCGTTGCCGTTATTGCTTTTGCTTGTGTTTTTGCTTGTGTTTTAGTTTTTTCGTCCACATTATTTGTTTTTTTAGTATAAATATTGATATGTGATTTATCTAAAAACATATTAAATACACATAATCCCAATAGCCATAATAAATACGGCATATAATACGCCATTTCTAAATCAAAAAATGTGCTTATCAAATATCCTGAAACAACCAGTATTAACATTCCTAGTACTGATAATGATACATTTGATAACATTGCCATAGTGATATACTTATATTAATATAAGTATATGTTATTTATTTTGTTTTATAACTAATACACTATTTTCTTTTATTGGGCGATTTTCCAATAAAAATTCACATATATGATTACTATCTACTTCTTGGTTGTCTTTAAAATAAGTATCTAACATTTTTAACAAATAATCTTTGTTAATTGGTGCCTTTACTTTTGTTTTTTTATATAATAATTTGCCATTATTTATATCAACCCTATCTATTTCATTACTTTCCATAATTTTAATCAAGATTGATGATGTATTTTTCTTTTTATCTTTTAGTTCTTTTAATTGTTTTTGTAGCAAAACAATATTTGAATTAATAGCAATCCATTCCTTAATTGAGTGTATTAATACTTGCTTAGTGTCTCCCATAATGTTAAATATTAATAATATAGTGTACTATCTTTTTAAACTATACTTTAAATTGTTTTTATTTAACCTTTAAATTGTTTAAAATATTGTTATACACAAATAGAGCACTATGAACCTTTATAATAATAAATATGGAGTATTGTGTTTTTGTGCTCTTTTCATTTACTGGGCTTATAGTTATGGGAAAGATTGTCCGTGCAATAAAGATACAACATGTATAAGAGTTGAATTTTATGGTGTTCAGTTAAATCATCTAATATTGTTTATTGTATTAGGATTTTTATTTCCGTCTTATTTTTATACTTTTCAAGGTCTGGGTATTTTATGGGAGTTTGCCGAACATATATTAGAACTATATCCAATACTAGTTATTAAATATATAGGCGGTTGTTTACGCTATCCACCAAGTAACTATAACCATAACAAAAACAGTATTGCCAATTATACAGTATATCGCAACATTACAAAACCACTAAATCCTATTGACAAATTTTTCAATGTAAAAAATTCTAATATACATGGTTGGCATGGTTCCGTTGCTGAACTTGTGCCTAACTTTTTCGGTTTCCTAATAGGTAGCGCCTTAAACCGTTTCATTAGTGGGCGCAAGAACCCCTTGTTTTACTATATTAGTAAGTAATAATCTAATTACTAACTCATCTTTGTTGCCTGATGTTTTTTTAGAGTGTTTTTTAAGTTCTTCTTTTAACTCTTTTATTGTTTTTTTCTTTGTAGAGGCAATAACATTGCTATCTAAATTTTTTATTAGTTCTTCTTCGCTATATGTATATTTTATATGATTATTACATAATGTTCCACTATTTGTTATACACGCACTTTTTCCACAACAATTGCCTTTTTTTCCTTTATATTCACATTCATACAGTTGTAGTGAAAACTGTATAGGACCATTTATACCATATATTAATTTATTATTATAATATTTAAAATATGGTAATATTTTTGGTGTTATTATTCTACAATAAGGACATCTTATTTCATTAACTTTAATCTTATTGGAATAGCAGTTTACTTTTGCTTTTTGTTGTACCACTTCATTATATAGCTCATTTAAATTAAACTTGTGACCACAATCCAATGTAATGTGATTGTTTGTTAATGGTTCTCCGCTTATTAGGCAACATTTATTTGAAGAACTAATTTCGCAATTAGTTTCATTATTTAAATAACTTTTAAACAATTCCATATTTATATAGTTCAACTAGTTAATATAGTTAAACACTATTTATATAGTTTATGTAAAAAATGATTATTGTTTATAAAAATAATGTTATTTATTAGATTATTAATTATTATATTATATTATATAATAATTAATAATGGCTCTACCTATTGAAGTTTGGGGATCTAATATATGGAGTTTATTTCACGGACTATCTTGTAAAATTAGGGAAGATAGATTTGTATATCATAGAGAGAGATTGATTTATATTGTAAAGTCTATTTGTTCTACACTACCTTGTCCTGACTGTTCTAAAGATGCCACAAACTTTTTAAATAATACTAATTTTAATAATATTAGAACTAAAGAAGACTTTAAACTATTTATATTTAATTTTCATAATAATGTTAATAAAAAACTTAACAAGCCAAACTATGACTTTAGTAAGTTAGAAAAATATAATGATCTTAATATGAATGCTTTATATAATAATTTACGTATTATATATTCAATTAGAAATCCGAATCCACATTTAATGGGATTTGCTTTAAATAAGAAAGTCTTATTTCCAAAAATTATGAGGGAATTAATGTTATTAAAAAATGATTTATTATAAATTTGCTATTTGTTGCTTGTTAGTTTTATTGTGTTGCTATTGCATTAATAGCTACTCCATTTTTATATAAGCTACACTTAAAATTTTGTGTTCCTGGTTTCGTGCATTGAGTATTATTACTTATAGTATCATTAAAATATAAATAGCTTGCTGTATAATTTGAAGACATTAATAGTGAATAATATAATATAGCAAATATTATACCTAATAAGATTCCTAATATTACTCCAAATAATCCACAACAGTTATACATTATTTCTGTTACGGCATTTATTAATACTAATATTATGGAAAATACTAATAATCCAATATTTTGTTGATTTTTAATAATCATTGGATAAATTAAATAAGCAGCAGAAAAAGACAATATTGCGCTGCTAAATGATGGCGAATCATAATACACCATTCCTATGTTATCATCAAATGCTCGCACAGTAAATGGTGACGGTAAAACATTACAAAATGGATTAGCTCTAGTATTTTGCTTATTTTTCAATATATGTTTCAATAAATACACTATTGATGCTATAATTACAATACCCATATTAAATATTAGTCCACTCAAATAATTATTTTGAACTATTGAATATACAGTAATAAAAAAAACTAATAATAATGGTGAGCTAAATGATACATATTGTAATACATTTGTTAAACTCATATGAATATTATGTAAGTTTAATTTCATATCTGAATTCTTGTTGGGTTTGGATTCGGATGGGGATGCGGCTTTGGGACCGATGCCGGAGTTCGGCGAGATTTGTACAATGTCTAATCTACGGTCATCCTTTGTATTCGGTATTCCTCTAAATAGTCCCGGTATATGATCTACTTCTCGCTCTAACTCTGCCATATAATAATTATATATATAATTATTATATTTTATAAAATTGATATTATTAACATTTTATTATTAGCATTTAATAATTATTTAATAATTATATAATTATGGGAATTCCATACTATTTTAGTTATTTGATTCAAAAACACAAACAATGTGTATCCAAATTAAATACATTAGGATTGATACATAATTTATTTATAGACTCTAATTCTATTATATATGACTCTCTTAATTTTAATAATTATTTAAATACTATTCAGTTTGAAGACAGTCTTATTAAAAGTGTATTAGTTAAACTCGAAGAAATTATTGCCATTATTAAACCACAAGACGCTATTTATATTGCCTTTGATGGTGTTCCTCCGTTTGCTAAAATTAATCAACAAAAAAATCGTAGATACAAGACATCTTATCAAAATAAAATATTAAAAAGAGAGACAATTTGGGACACTTGTGCTATAACACCAGGCACTGTTTTTATGTCTAAGTTAAATAGTTCCTTAAAAGCATATTTTGCCAATAAAAAATATGTTAATTGTAACAATACAATTATTAATGTAGTTTTAAGTTTATCAGATGAGCACGGTGAAGGAGAGCATAAACTATTTGCTAGCCTTAGAAAAAATGATGATTTACACGACAAAACAAATGTACTATATGGTATGGACTCCGACTTATTTATGTTATCATTAAATCATTTAAAATATACACAAAATATATTTTTGTATAGAGAGACCCCATTATTTATTAATAACTTGGATAAATCGTTAGACCCTAAAGAAAAATATATTATAAATATTAATAGTTTGGCAACCATTATATATTGTGTATTGACGAATCAAGAAAATCAAACAAACTATGTTAAACACAGTTTAACGCTTGATCGCGTAAGTGGTTTTTATAATAAAATAGAAGACTACATTTTTATTTGTTTCTTATTAGGCAATGACTTTTTGCCACACTTTCCTGCCATAAACATTAGAATTAATGGCTTTACAATAGTACTTGAATTATATAAAAAGCTATTTGGTGCAAATGACTTTATTATAAATAATGGTTCAATAAGTTGGAACTCGTTTAAAAAATATATAAAACATATTGCAGAAAATGAAGAACAATTTATTAAAGAAGTATATAATATTCGCGAAAAACAGAGTAAAAAATATTATCCTGAAACTACTAGTGAAGAGCTAGAACAGAAATTTGTTGCTATGCCTTCATGGGATTTAAATATTGAACGTTATATTAACCCGTTTGAAGAAGACTGGCAACATAGATATTATTATAGTTTATGTTCTATAGACTCTAGAAACAAAGACTATGATACTAAAATTAAAGAGTTAACCACTAATTATTTAGAAACACTACAATGGGTTTATAGTTATTATTCACAAGAGTGTAAAAATTGGTCTTTACATTATAAATATTGTTATCCACCGTTATTATGTGATTTATACACTCATATTCCATATTTTAATAGTGAGTTAACGCTAAATGAAGACTATGCCATTTTAAACACTAATGTGTTATTGGCTTATGTTTTGCCAAAAAATAGCTTACACTTGCTTCCTGAAAAAATAGCTGACTATTTATTAAAATATTATGGTCAATGTTATTGTGAAGATTATGAATTGTTATATGCGTTTTGTAAATATTTTTACGAAGGGCACGTAATTTTTAATGAAATAGAACACACAAGTTTTAATAAATCCATTTTAAAATTTGTGTAGTCTTTGCTGTTTAGTCTTTAAATTGTTTTTAAATAGTCTTTATGATTAGCAAACATACTTTAAGCATTTCATAAAAAACTGTTCCAATTGTGGCACATTGGAGCCTACATGAATGTCGTCAGGAATGAACCAGTGTTCCTTAATTCCCCCTTTAAATACAATAAGCGCTGGTATTCCATTTACCATTTTCATCTTTTTTAATTTCATATACAATTCTAACGATTCATCAATATCAATTTCATAATATTGAATGGAATTTGGCTTATTTGCTAAAAACTGTTGACAACAAGGTTTAATTACTTTACAAGGACCACACCACGTAGCTGTAAATTTAATAATTATTAACTCTTTTTCTGTTAATAATGCTTGCTTGGCTCGCAGCTCTACTTCGCTTATTGTGTCAACCATTGTTTAAATATAAATAATATTTTATACTTATATTATTTTCTAATTATGTATTTTTAAAAATAGTTATTTCATAGTTTATAGTTTATAGTTTATAGTTTATAGTTTATAGTTTATAGTTTATAGTTTATAGTTTATAGTTTATAGTTTATAGTTTATACTTAATTCATATTTATTATATTTGAATGTTCATCTAAAAATATAGTATGATTTGAATTTTGGTTTATTTCAATATACAAATTATCAAACTTATAGTATGGATTATTTGTATAGTGTTCTTCTTTATTTTCATACACATTTTTGCTATAACTTACATAATTTATAAATCTTGGAATTGTATTTTGATAATTAAATAATAATTTACTTATAGGATCATTTGAATAAAAGCAATTTAATTTTGATAATAACAATCCATCATTGTAGCCAATGTGATACATTAAAATTTCCTTTAGAGATTTACCGTAATTAAATAGGTTATAATAATAATTATTATGACCTGTTAAAACTTTATACCAACAATAATCATTAGACCACATTTTATCGTCGCAATACATGTCACTAATGTAATCAATATTAAAATTAAAATAGCGTGTATGTGTGTTATAAATATAAAACAAAGTAAAACTTATTACTGCTTTTTGCATATAAATTAAAGTGCTCTCATATTTTGGAATGTATCTTTTTACACTGTTAAGTCTAATAATATATCTAGAACCACCAATATGTGTGCGACCCAATAAGAATAGTTGTTTTTCTCTAAATCTAAATTTATGTGTGTTAGTGTTATTTAAATACTTTACTCTATAAAAATAGTAAATTAATTTTACTATTTCATCTGGTAGCTCTATACTCATTTTAGATGAGGTGACTTTCATATTTTATATTTTATAGTTTATATTTTATATTTTATATTTTATTAGATTATCAATTTTTTGAATATGTTAGTAATTTAATAAATGCTTATATTATAATATAATATATATGTCATCTTCAGCAAGCTCACAATCTAAACATAGTAGATCTAGAAAATCAGGACCTAAAAGCCGTCAAACATCTAAAGAAGTATTATCAAGTCATAGAGGCACTAAACGAAAGTCTCAAGAAGTAGTAACGAGCAAATCTGACTCAACTAAGTTTGTAATAACCCCAACATCTAAACGGGGATCAAGACAAAAAGTGTCTATAAGTAACATGAATTTTGCATTAAACTGGACAAATGAATTTGATTATGATGATTTAGTTCGTATATGGCATAATACGCGTAAAATGCCAATATTTTATAGATTAATTAATACATTTTTGTTATTAATTAAATACAATGATAGTATAGACAAACGCTATTTTGCATTAGATGTTGAAGAAATTATAGACCTAGCTTCTCAACGAGAGCCTATATTTGAAATTGATGCACATACTGTAGCACAACAATTATTACAAAATATAGTTGAACTGTATTCTATAGTTCAACTTTTTCCAAAAGCATCTAACCATTTAGATTACAACAGTGCAAAATTTTTATACCATGGTTTTAAGAATGCCGACTCAATAATTATAAAAGAACTGAGCGGCTTAAGTCCAGGAGAGATATTCAAATTGCCTATATTTTTGTCTACATCAGTAGTTATTGATGTAGCATGCGGATTTAGCGGTGCAACACAAATAATTTTAAGAATAAAAGTTCCTCCAGAAAAATTAGGAGAATTACCATATGCTTATTTTGGTGATACAATAGTTGTTCGTGAAAAGGATCGTCAACAGAATTCCGTTTTTGAACATGAAATTCTATTAAATCTATTTACAAAACTTAAATTTATAAATATTACTCCAAGAGAAAAAGTTGATTTTCAAATCCCACAAATAGACAAGACTTTATTAGCAAAATGTGGTAATTTTAAAGTAATTGATATGGAATTTCATAGTGATCCAAAAATGTTTCCAAATACTGTTAAGGTCGAGTTAGAACAGCAAGTAACACAATTTAAACAAAATAGAAAAGAAAACAAAAAAGCACGACCAACGTCAAAATCTCATGGAGGAAAAAAAACACGACTTAAATCAAGAAAATTATACACAAAAAATTATATTAAACAATACTAATTTTTCACATTTGTTATTTTACATTTTCAAACTTTTCAAAAAAAAGCCCCTAAATCCACTTTTTTACTTTTCTTAGCATAATGCTCTGTTTTTTAAACTATGAAAATCCTTGTTTTTTTATCGTAACAAATTTTAAAATTTATTTTTCAAGATTTTTTTCACTTTTGGACATTTTAAAATGTCCAATTTTAGAATGAATAACCCTTTATATAAAATTTGTTAAAAATAAGCTATTTTCTAGTTTTATAAGCATAAAGGGTTCAAATCTTTAAAAATTGCGAAAAAACAGTCAAACCATAATTTAAAAACTATAAAAAAAAGGATTTAGGCGCTTTTTTTGTTGTATAAATATACAACAAATGACAACCGAAAAAGCGCCAAAAAGCGCCAAATTTTTTGTTTGCGAAAATTGTGCCTATAAATCGTGTAAGAAATCTGATTACAACCGACATTTGGCCACAGCAAAGCATAAAAATACAACATTTATACAACAAAATACAACAAAAAGCGCCGAAAATAAAGCCATCGAGACAAATTTTAAATGTGAATGTGGTAAATCATACCCATATAGGGGTTCATTATATAATCATTTTAAAAAATGTAAAATTATTAAAGAAAACAGCGCAAAAACGCGCACACATGCTAATACTATTGATTGTTGTGAAAGTTCAAGCTCCAATATAACCCTATGTAATGATTTGATTGTTAGATTATTGAACGATAATAAAGAAATGCGAACAATTATTGTTAAGCAACAAGATCATATGATAAAACAACAAGAACAAATAAAAGAGCTTATACCAAAATTAGGAAACACTAATAATAACATTCAAAACAACCGATTTAATATTAATGTGTTTTTAAATGAACGATGCAAAGATGCCATAAATATGAGCGATTTTATTAAATCAATACAAGTTAGCTTACAACAGTTGGACTTTACAAAGCAAAATGGGATTGTAGATGGATTAAGCAATGTAATAATAGAAAATATGAGCAAACTCGATTTATACCAAAGACCAATTCATTGTACTGATATTAAACGAGAGTCATTATATATAAAAGATGATGATACTTGGGAAAAAGACGTTAATAAAGAGAAAATAAAGAAAGTAATAAAAGATATATCTACAAAACAATTTTGCGCATTGAGCAATTGGACAAAAGAAAATCCTGATTTTCAAAACAATGAGTCAAAGCAAAATTATTATACACATACATTAGTAGCAATAGCAAATAATAAGGAACATAACGAAGATAAAATAATCAAAAAGCTTTGTACAAACAGTTATATTAAAGAAGAATGATTTTACCATTTATCTCTATAGCTATAATCATCGCGCGCTTTCCTCTCCCTCTCCCTCTCCCTCTCCTCCTCCTTCTCTTGTTCGGTAGAATTTTCGTCCCATAACCCCCGTCTATATGCATTACTCTGGAATTCTTTATCCGGATTCTCCACTATTGATGTATCACTGTTACATGCATTTTCAAATAGAATTTTTATAGTATCTTTTTCCTCATAACTATAAGGCGTATTTCTATATAATGGTAGTTTAGCTTTTATAACTTCTTTTAATGCCTTCCACTCTAATGCCTTCAGCAATGAGTTAAGTAGTCTAATAAATTCTGGTTTATCTTCCTTTTCATATATTTTTTTCTCTTCATCTATTATTAATTCGTCATTATTTATCGTATCTAATACATATTTTTGCCATTCAACTAGTTTTATATATGCCTCTTGATAGTTTTTATCAATAATATCAGGTACTATTAATGTTTTAATTGACCTACATATTGTCTCTTCTATATTACTATCTGGTTTTATAATGATATAATTTTTTGCAATTTCAGTTTTACATAACTGTTTAAATCGAGTTAAAATTGTAGAATAATTTGTGTCGCGGCCGCCGCCTATCTTTTGTGTAGGGATGATTTTTTGCTTTTGCTTATTGCTTTTGCTTTTGCTTTTGCGTTTGTTTTTTCTCTTTGTTTTTTCTCTTTGTTTTTTCTCTTTGTTTTTTCTCTTTGTTTTTTGCCTAAAATTGAAAAGCTTGTTCATTATATATATATTAACTATAATTTTATTACTAAATCTTTTTAATTTAATTTTAAATTAAGAATATAAAAAAAGAATAGTTATTTTATTTATAATTAGATAATATGGACTTAGACTTAGACATTACTAATTATGATTATGAAGATATATTAAAGTTATTTGATATTAACAAAGACTTTAGTATAGAAGACTTAAAAAATGCCAAAAAGAAGGTTTTAGCAAGTCATCCCGATAAGTCAGGACTAGACAAGAGTTATTTTCTTTTTTTCTCAAGTGCTTATAAAATATTGTTTTCTATTTATAATTTTAGAACAAAACATGGGTCATTAACTAATCTTAACAATTATAATGAAAATTATTGTGCTGAAAAGGACGAGGCAAATGAACTTCTAATACATAAGCTTAGTGCTAGTAAATCAAAAAAAGAATTTAATAGTTGGTTTAACGAACAATTTGAAAGCTTTAAAATTAGTAATGATTATGAAAAAAACGGATATGGACACTGGCTCAATGAAGCAAATGATGAAGCAACAATACAATGTAAAGATTTAAGCTCTATGAATAAAATTATAGAGGAAAAAAAGAAGACGCTAAGAACTTCAATGTTAATGACTAAACAACACGTCTGTGAATTTAACAATAGTCATTATTGTGATTTAACAAATTCAAAACCTGAAGATTATAGTTCAGGTTTATTTAGTAAATTTCAATATGAGGACTTAAAAAAGGCACACAATGAGAGTATAATACCTGTCACAAATGAAGATAATATATGCAAGTATAGTTCATTAGAAGATATAAGATTAAAACGAGCAAATCAGTCTTTAACTCCATTACAAGAGCATGAGGCAAAAACTTATTTAAATAAGTCTAAAGAAGATGAAAATGCTTTATCGTGTATGCGTGCTTATAATTTACTTAAACAAGATGAAGTAAATAGGCAACAAAATGAGAGATTTTGGTCTAATTTAAAACGTATAATGTAATATATATATAACGTTATACATTATTATATAATGTTATATAAATAGTTATATATATTATTATATGACAAATTATATTTATATAATAGTTTCGCTAATATTAGTGCTTATAGTACTAATAATAATATATATATTATTTAATACATATAAAAAAACATATGAAAATTATAGCAATGCTAATTCAAGTTCTTTAAGTCCAACTAGTTATAATTCTACAAATTGTAAACCACTCAGTGATGAAGTTCAATTTCCAAAAGCATACAATGATTTTTGTAATACGCAACATACATTAGAAGATGTTAGTTTATCACAGCCTAAACAAAATAAGTCAAATCAACCATTATTATCATTACACACAATACCTATAGTGCAGTCATCTAAAAAACTATATGCCTATAATGAATATTGTGATATATCGCAAGGTTCATTAACCAATAACATACCATATGCTTATAATGACTATTGTATGACACAAATAAGAGTACGAACGCCATTAGATGCATATAATAATACATATGTTTCTCCATTAGCACTATTATCTGACTCTCTAAATCTTTTTTTAACAAGTCCTACACCTGGTCCTACACCCGGTCCTAGTGCAAGTCCGACAACAAGTCCTACAGCTGGTCCTACACCTGGTCCTAGCGCAAGTCCTACAACAAGTCCTACATCAGGTCCTACAAGTCCTCAAAATGATACACCACTTGCAATTCGGCCTAGTGTTCCATCAACATCTAGTGGATACGGTACTATAAATGGTTGGTATTCGACCGCAAAAAGTGAATATTTATTAGATAATCCAATTGCAATATATTATGAACAAATGATTATAAACTATGCACCAAACACGTGGAAATTTTTACATATTCCACTTGTCTCTGAATTACCAATTTATGGAACTTGGTGGAATTGGACTAATGAACTTGAAAACATTAATAAGGTAATTGATTTTTTAGGAACTACATTAGGTAAATTTGAAACTCATATTATAGCAGCAACACCAATAATAAATCCAGTAATATGGGTAAGAAAAATGAATAAATCACGTTCCACAGATTATGAAATTATTAATAATAGTTTTTATAATGCGTTATTGATAAAAATTAATGCAAATACTGATAATCCTGATGCGCAGATTATTTTTACAAATGAAGAGTGGCAAAGTTTTAATATTAATAATATTAATACATTACATTACATAAAAGTAGGAACAAAACAATATAAGGCATTTTCACCGGGTTCTGATAGAGTTAATAGAGAAGCATTAACAATAATAAATAGAGATATTAATACAGACCCCCCAATAATTGGAGCAATTGGAACTATGGAGAATTATATAGCACTACTAACTGGAGAACAAGATACGCGAAACATTAATACTAATTTAAAAGTTGAAGAATGTGGTGGTGTATGTTTATTGTATAAAACAAAAAGTAATAGAAAACGTATATATATTATGTTTGATCTTGGACTTATTCTATATAGAAATATTAACAACAGTGCAAATGATAATGAAAAAAAGAATTGGTTAAGAAAAGAAATATATGCACTTTTATCTCATGAATATTGTCATGTTATGCAATTACAAATAGTTGATCCAACATTTCCACCACGATGGGGAGGTGAAGTTCTTGGTTTTGGTGAAAATGCTCCACACTCAATATCTAGATGGTGGTTAGAGTGTTTTGCATACTTATTGCCTGATTTTATGAGTTTAGGGTTTGATAATTTTAATATTCAAACTGAAATAATACAAGCAATTGATGATATAAAAACTCAAACACAAATAACAGCAAACGAATTTTCAGATAGACTCATGTATGTTAGACAATATGGCTATGTATCAAAACGTAACTGGGGATATTTAGTAGCAGCATATATGGCAAAACTAAAAACATGGAAATATGTATTAGTAGATTTTTACTATGATTTTCAACGTGTTCCATCAAACACACCAGTAACTCGTAATGGAACACTAACTTATGTTCCTGAGTTAGACAAATTATTTTTACATAATTTTAATAAAACAGAGCAAGCATTTTTACAAGACATATATGCTAAGGTGAAAAACAATACAATTACTATTGATTATTTGAGCGATGTGTTACCCGGAGGAACTAACTTTGGTATACAAGGATTAGATAAATTTAATCAATCAAATCTAATTTAAATAAAATCTAATTTAACCAATCAAACCAATCAAACCAATCAAACCAATCAAACCAATCAAACCAATCAAACCAATCAAACCAATCAAACCAATCAAACCAATCAAACCAATATATCTAATTTATAATCTAATTAAAATAGTAATTTATAATCTAATTAAAATAGTATTTTACATAAAAAATTTATATATAAAATATAAAATATATAATATATAAATATATAATGAAGTATAATTACAGTAATTTAGTAATAAGTATATTAATATTGGCCGCGGCTGGATATATATATGATAAATTTAAAATAAACATTGACTCTAATTCGCAACAAGAAGATTTAAACATTATAAAGAAATATTTATTAGATGATGATATCGATAAAACAATAGACACATTAAGTTCTGTTAAAAAACCAATATTATGGCTACATATAGATTATATTAAAAATAGTAGAAACTGGGAATCCTTTGGTTCGCGAAATAGTTATGAATTAAATCAAGACTATATATATTTAACAATTAGAACAATAATAAATAAATGTTCTGACTATTTTCATATTATTATAATTGATGATGATTCGTTTTGTAAATTATTAGAATATAATTGTATAGATTTAAACAAAGTAGGTTATCCAGTAAAAGATAATTTACGTAACCTTAACATTATGAAATTATTATATACTTATGGTGGACTGTATATAGAAAATTCATTTATATTATTCAAATCTTTAGGACCAATATATGACAAAGTATTAGCATCAAATAAAATTGTAACAGCGCAATTTAAAAATAACGGCGCAAATGCATATAATGTAGACTATATGCCTTCTATAAAGTTTATTGGGTGTATAAAAGAATGTCCTACTATGAAACGATTAATAAAGCACATGGAATTACTTTATGGAACAAACTTTACTAGCTCATTAGAATTTGAAGATGCAATAAGCAAATGGTTATTGAAATGTGGAGAGATGGATGAAATAAATATAATAGACGGAAAATATATAGGCACAAAAGATATTAATAATACCATGTTAAATTTAGAAGATCTTATGGGATCAACTTTTATAGATTTACATGCCAATACATATGCGCTATATATACCGTCACACGATTTATTAAAGCGTTCAAAATATAATTGGTTTTGTAAACTAAACTCTAAAGAAGTATTGGAGTCAAACACCATTTTATCAAAATATTTATTGGTGTCAAATGAGAGTGAAGACTAAAACTTTAAAACTTTTAAATATTTATAATAAATTTTCTAACAATGCTTTATTAGTTTGAGAGATTGACTTAGGAAATGTTATAGTAAATTTAATAATAAGATTACCAACATATGCGTCACGAATAAATCCCAAATTATTGACTATTTTTACATAATTGAAGTCTATAATTTCATTACTAACTATTTTATAATGTTTTTTATTAAGGTGAAGTAATGTAAAAGTAAAACCTGTTAGCGCCTCTTTAAGCGTAATTGGTTTTGTATAAATAATATCTAACCCTATTCTCTCAAAGCAGTCGTGTTTTGAGAGAATTAACACAATTTTAACATTGCTATAACTTGTAGTACCATTAGTGATATATATATTGCCTTTATTCTGTATTACAATCATCTCGTTACTATCACTACCCTTACTAATGGGAACATATAATGTTTCCAATTCATGACTAATAACATTGTTTGTAAATAGTTTTCGCTCAATAGTTATAGGTTTGGATGAGCCATTGTATGAGTCATAATAGCTAATATTTAAAGTTAATATTATATCTTCATAATTAGTAATGCTAGTTAGGTTATGACTATAGCCATTACTTGGGCCATTATTTGGGCCATTCTGGAGGCCATTATTTGAGCCATTCTGGAGGCCATTATTTGGGCCATTCTGGAGGCCATTATTTGTATTTTGAAGTGCCATAGATTGATTTAAACTAGTATTATGATTATGATTCTGAATGCTAGTAAAATTGGTTGTTAATTTTACATATGCTTCATTGACTTTATTAAACAGCTCAGGATTAGCATTATGATTTTTGTCTGGATGATATTTTATAGATAATATTCTATATGCTTTTTTAATATCTTGCAAACTAGCTTTATTAGACAAATTTAAAATTGAAAAATAATCATCATAATCATTCATAATAACTAACTTTAATTATTAACTATAATTAATAGTTCTAATTATTACTTAAATTATTATAACTAATAAACTATAACAATAAACTATAAAATAATGAATGAGTTATTAATTAACAAATATAAACCAAAAAAAATAACTGAATGTTATTTTGATGTCAATACATTGACAATATTAGAAAATTTTATTACAAATAACAATTATAATTTTATAGTTCAAGGCGACTCAGGTTGTGGTAAATCAAGCGTAATTAATATATTAATAAACAATTATTACAAGTCTAATGCTTTTTTAATTAATACTAATGTATGTTATATTACAATACTAAAAGATCAAGGTGTCAATTTTTATAAGAACGACATAAAATTATTTATAAACAATTATACAAATAATGGCTATAAAAAATTTATAGTAATAGAAGATGTTGAATTATTTTCAGAAGCAATCCAATTAAACTTTGTTGAATTAATAAAAAATTATAAATCCAATATTTTTTTTTTATTATCAACATCAAATGTGCTAAAAATTAATTTAACGTTATATGAAATGTTAGACATTATTGAATTTAAAAAAATAGACGAAGCATTTTTACATACTATTTTAAATAATATTTTAACTAGTGAAAAACTACTAATAGATGATACCATTAAAAAATATATAATTAATTTATCAAATAATTCAATAAACAATTTAATAAATAATATTGAAAAATTAAAACTATTATACAATAATTTTAATTGTTTGGAAGATCTAATACAATTAGATATTGTATCGGATATTATAATAAATGATTTTGATATATTAGTAGACAAATGTACTAATTATACAATTAAAGAAGCTATGGACTATATTTTAAATTTAATAGACAAAGGCTATTCTATAATAGATATTTTGGAAAATTTCCTATATTATATTAAATATAATAATACAAGTATATGTGAAGAAAACAAGTTTTTAATTATTAAAAATATTATTAAATATATTAATAATTATTTCACAATTGAAGAAGATAATATAGAAATTATCTTTTTTGTTAATAATTTATATAAAATATTACATACGTTATAAGAGAAGACAAGACAAGACATTATTTAAGAGCTAATTCTTCGTGTTTCAATCTTGGTAGAAGTTAAATATATTGAATTTTCAGTACATATAATATAGGTTTCATCCATCTTATATATTTTAACAATAGGGCTGGTATATTCTTCAGCGTTTTTTACTAATAATTTTTCTTTATTTTCTTTTACACCAATTAATACTTTTTTCTCAAGAGAGTCTAACCAATAGTCTAACATAATAGGTTTGTCTTCTGTTATAGAAATTTTAGCTATTTGATTCCAAATTGAGGAAGGTGGCATAACTAACTGTTTATCGTTTTCACTAGTCATTTTATATTAATGTTATATTTATAAACTTTAAATTCTTTTTTTGGTATTATTTATAATATATTATATTAATAATTAATAATTAATATATTATTCCTAAACTATATTTTTTAATTTTCTAGAGTTTCTGTAATTTCTAGAGTTTCTATATTTTCTAGAGTTTCTAGAGTTTCTATAATTTATTAATTTTCTAGATTTTCTCTTTTTTTTGCCGCCTTTAGCTTTAGCAGTTAGGTTGTTTATAAGCCTGTTAAAAGGCTTAAATACGCTCGCATTTTCCCTCTTCTTCTTATCTATCCCCTCGATCTGCGAGCGCATCGCCGTTGCCCCCGCCACCCTCTCCGCCTCCTTGCCCGCCACCGTCTCCTGCCTCGCCGCTGCACTCTCCGCCGGCCTCTGCCTCGCCGCCGCCTCCGCAGCCGCCGCCGCCTCCGCAGCCGCCGTCGCCTCCGCAGCCGCCGTCGCCGCCGCCGAGCCCTCCGCCACCGCGGTATCCGCCGCGGGTGCCCGCAACCATGACGCCACATCCACCGGCGCCGGCGCCTTCAACTTGTCCCTTGGGATTTTTTCATAATAACCGTCATAACTGTTACCGTCATAACTGTTACCGTGATAACCGTCATAACTGTTACCGTCATAACTGTTACCGTCATAACTGTTACCGTCATAACTGTTACCGTCATAACTGTTACCGTCATAACTGTTACCGTAATAATTGTCACCGTATTCACTGTCACCGTATTCACGGTAAGAGGCATCATCCTTCTTCGCCCTCCCCTCCGCCGCCTTTCCCTCCGCCGCCGCCACATCAGCCGCCGCCTTCGCCGCCACATCAGCCTGCGCCCAGGCCGCCCGCACCGCCGCCGTCGGCCGCCGTTTTTGCTTGAACGCCGGCGGAGGTGGCGGCTGCGCCCCCACCGGCTGCTGCGCCCCCACCGGCTGCTGCGCCCCCACCGGCTGCTGCGCCCCCACCGGCTGCTGCGCCCGCACCGCCGCCGCCGGCCGCCGTTTTTGCTTGAACGCCGGCGGAGGTGGCGGCTGCGCCCCCACCGGCTGCTGCGCCCCCACCGGCTGCTGCGCCCCCACCGGCTGCTGCGCCCCCACCGGCTGCTGCGCCCCCACCGGCTGCTGCGCCCGCACCGCCGCCGCCGGCCGCCGTTTTTGCTTGAACGCCGGCGGAGGTGGCGGCTGCGCCCCCACCGGCTGCTGCGCCCTCTCCAGCTCGGCTGCCTGCTGCGCCCTCTCCAGCTCGGCTGCCTGCTTCGCCCTCTCCTGTACGGCTGCCTGCTTCGCCGCCAAATCATTGAGCCTTGTTTCCATTGCCGCAACCTCCCTCGTCGTCTTCTCTCTAGCTTCCCTTTGCCTTTTAACCTGCTGTGCCGCCCTTTCCGCCGCCGCCCTTTCCGCCGCCGCCCTTTCCGCCGCCGCCCTCTCCGCTGCGGCCTTCTCAGCCGCCACTTTCTCAGCCGCCACTTTCTCGGCCGCCGCCTTCTCCGCCACTGCCTTGTCCGCCGCCGCCCTCTCCGCTGCGGCCTTCTCAGCCGCCACTTTCTCGGCCGCCGCCTTCTCCGCCGCTGCCTTGTCCGCCGCCGCCCTCTCCGCTGCTGCCTTGTCCGCCGCCAGCGGTCTCTTCGCTTGTAATGCTGTAGAGGATGCATTAGAATCATCTGGTATTTTATTTACAGCGTCACATATCAATTTAAAAGCATCCTTAAGTGCCTTTGTTGTAGTCATTTATATATATATATATATAAATTAAAAAAGAATAATTATATTATTATATTTAATAATATACTAAAGTAATTGTACATCAATTAATTGGCATTAACAGTAATAAATTTGCTCCTAGATTTTTGTGGCTTAATTATTTTCTTTACACAACCTTCATTAAATATGTCTTTATATTCATTTAATATAATAGTTTTAATAAAATTATACACAATAATTAACACATCTTCGTCACATTTGCCTACAATTAATATGCTTCCTGTTCTAAATATCATATAAGATATTTTAACAATCCGGTCACATACATTATGATAATAAATACACCGAATACCAGGATAAGAACACGGATCATAAATAGCATTAATATTGTATTTATTTCTCAATAATGAATATAGTATTTCTCTATTAATATAAAATCCACAATTAAAATTAGAATTAATTAATACATTTTCTGTATCTTTATAATTACATTCAATAGTATTATCAATATACATTTTTAATAATTCTAATAACTTTTGTATAATAATGTTTAATTGTTCATCGCTTTGAATGCCTGGAATTTCTATTTTTCCAGTGTTAAAAATTTTAATGTGTGTTTCTTTAAATGTGTTATTATGATAAATCCTTAAAAATAATACAAAACAATTATAAAATGCGCTTTTTTCTTTATTTGGATTATTTAACAAATCTTTCTTAGATAGTCCAATGCTGATTTTTCTAGTATGCTTAAATCGCTCATTATCAATATGGCTAATAATTTTACTATTTACATTACTAATAGTTTCCAGTTTAGCTAACATTTTATTATAATCTTCAACGTTTTCAAAAGACACTTTTATTTGTTTTTTGGTAATTCCTTCTATTTGTTTATTATAATCAATAATTGGTATTTTCCAAAAGTCTTCGAAAATATTTATTGTTTTGCTAAGAAATAAGATTTTTGTTTTAGTGGAAATATATATTGCCGAACATGCTTTCTCAAGATCGTCTAATGATACATTAGCTTGTATTATATCAGAGTTTACATCGACTGTTAATGTGTCATCTTGTTTATTATCTAAAAAATTTAACCATTCATCGTCTATAGTCATAGGATTATAATAATAGTTATTTTAAATAATAACTTAAATCAATTATTTAAATTATTATTTAAAATATTATTTAAAATTAATATATTAATACATTACTTTTGTAATAATAAATTATATAAATTAGTAATGCTATTTGATTTATTATTAAGTTTAGAATAATTATGTATGAAAAATTCAATGTCTAACACTTGTTCGTAACTAAAATGCGAAATATGATTCTTTAAAATATAATATATATATTTTTTAATAAACTCATTATAATCAAAACAATATTTTTTTTCAAAATAGGCAAATTTTTTTAAATATGTTTTATAATCACTACTAATATTTATAGCATATAATTCATCATATATAGTATTATTATATATAACATTATTAATATGATGTAACTGTAGATGGTTAATCATAGAACGTATATCATTATTATATAAATATATAATATAATTTAAATAGTCATTAGATAGTGTTAATTTTTCATTAATACATAGACTATTTAAAAAATTAAATATATAATTTAATGGAATACAATTGAATTTTAGCTTGCAAAAATAAGTTTGTAAATTGTTATCTATTTTTGTAATATAATTACAAATTAAACAATAACGCACATTATAATTGCTATAATATTCAATCAAATACTTTAACGCTATTTGTGCTGTCTTAGTCATATAATCTACTTCATCTAATATAATAAATTTCGGTCCTTCAAAAAATAAATTGTCACATACTACAAAACTATGTAAATTATGCCTAATAATTTCAATACCTCGTTCATCAGATGCGTTGAGGTGAATAACTTGTTTCTTATTATATACATAATATTTGTTTAAATATGTTTCAATTAAATTCATAATGGTGGTTGTTTTACCTGTTCCTGGAGGGCCATATAATAGTAAATTAGGAAAATAATTTTTACTAAGTATATTATCTATTAGTAATTTGTTATACTTACTTAATATTATGTTACTAATATTAGTTGGGCGATATTTTTCATTCCAATTAATATTTGGACTAACGCTGTTATTCATGACTTGAAAGTACTATAACGTTACTAATATTATACTAATGTTTTAAGTTATATTTAAATAATAAATAAAAACAATTTAAATTATAAATCATTAAGTCTAAATATAAATAAAATGATAGCAAAAAAAAAAGGACGGCGACCAAAATCTTATTATGAAAATTTAAAGTTATTAGATATATCAAATAATGTAACAATAATAGGCGAAACAATAATAGGCGAAACAATAATAGGCACAGAATCAGGACACAGCGTAACAGTAGTATTAGACAGTTCGAATAATGTAGTTCATAAAAAACGCGGACGCAAGCCCAAAGGAGGGAAACTAATAGAAGAGAAAAAAGAAGTGATTGAAGCAATTCAAAAGCCAAATATAATTTTACATTTAAATTGTAAACTAAATGAAATAACAAATAATGAGTTAAAGTATAATCCAAATATTGATAATATAATAGAATTTGACAATAATTATAATATATTATATACTACAAATAGTGATAGTCTAAATGCTAATACACAAGATGCTTTAGATGATCAGTCACCGCAAAATGATGTAAATGTTAATTCTCAAAATGCATTATATACTAATTCTCAAAATGGTTTAAACAATAGCTCATTTATATATGAAAAAAAACTATTAAATGATAATGTAACAGATAACAAAAATATATATAAAAAACTGCAAGATTTATCTAAGCAATTAAAAAGTAATAATATAACAAAAAAATGTGCGTGTTTTTGGTGCACATACGATTTTGATAATGACCCAATAATGATACCTAAATATGAGTTAAAAGGCATATATCATTGTTATGGTAATTTTTGTAGCCCAGAATGTGCCGCGTCGTTTTTAATGAATGAAAATGTGGATTCCTCTAAAAAATTTGAACGTTATTATTTATTAAATAATGTGTATTGTAAAATTTATAACTATGAAAAAAATATTAAGTGTGCTCCTAGTCCATTTTATATGCTAGAAAAATATTATGGTAATTTGAATATTCAAGAATATAGAAAATTATTAAAAAATGAGAGATTATTGCTCCTTGTTGATAAACCACTTGCCAAATTACTTCCTGAATTATATGACGAAAATGAAGACTATATATTAAATAATAAACATATTAATAAGAAGGCATATAAAATAAATGTAAAATAGATGTAAAAATAAGAATTTTTCTCTCATGTTTTCAGAATTTTATGTTCTCTCATTGTCTTAAAAATTTATTATTTTTTATTTAATTTTTTTATTAAAATAAAAAATTGTTTTAAATATATATTAAAATTATTTAAAATATTTACACCTATTTATTATATAATGAGCAAAGACTTTGATATTTTAATTAGCAACTTATCAACCGATATTACTAACTCGCTAAAAACTAATCTCTCTATTTATGTAGAGAAAAATGAAAAAGCTAATGAGCTATTACAACAACTTAAACTGTTGTTATTTAAACTTCCAGAGTATGTAGAGTTACAAACTAACTATAATCAACTAGCACAACATTATAATGAACTAAAGGATAAGCATGAGCCGCATATTTTATTAGATGTTAGTGAAGTTAAAACTAAGAGTTATGAAAGTGTAAATCTATCTTGTGATACTTTAAATAGTGTAAAAGTTATAGAATTAAATTATTTAAAAAATAATGTAATTAACAAACCAGTAAAGGCAGAATCCGAAGCTGAAGAGGAAGAAGAAGAGGAAGAAGAAGAGGAAGAAGAGGAAGAAGAGGAAGAAGAGGAAGAAGAGGAAGAAGAGGAAGAAGAGGTAGAAGAGGAAGAAGAGGTAGAAGAGGAAGAAGAGGTAGAAGAGGAAGAAGAGGTAAGCGTAAGCGAAGCAAAAGCAAAAGAAGAGGTAAGCGAAGCAAAAGAACAGGTAAGCGAAGAGGAAGAAGCTGAAGAAGCTGAAGAAGCTGAAGAAGCTGAAGAAGCTGAAGAAGCAAAAGAAGAGGTAAGCGTAAGCGAAGCAAAAGCAAAAGCAAAAGCAAAAGCAAAAGAAGAGGTAAGCGTAAGCGATGCAAAAGCAAAAGAAGAGGTAAGCGTAAGCGAAGCAAAAGCAAAAGAAGATGAAGATGAAGATGATGAGGCAACGGAAGATGAAGGAGAAGAACTAGAATTAGTAAGTATTGATAAAAAAAAATATTATAAAAATGAATTAAATAATGACATATATGAATGTTTAGACGATGAAGAACCGGGAGTCTTACTTGGTAAATTAGTTAATGGAAAAATTCGTCACATATAATATCATCATTTACTTGTAAAAATTTACATGAATTAGAGAGAGAATAATTTGTATATTGTGAAATAAGTTTAAGTATTCTATTATTTAATAGTTTAGATTCATCATCTTCATTAACAAATGTGTCATTGTCTTCATCACATTCATCACACTGATTTTTTTTTGAATAAATATATAAAAACAAGTTTTTCTTATTGAGACTATATTTTTGAGTGCTATTAAAAATAAAATTATAATTATTATATTCGCTGCTATATTTGGTTAATATTTTTGTAAAAATAATATCATTTTGATTAATAGATTTTAATAATTTGTGCTTGTTTAAAATAAGATTATTAAAATATATTTTAATAATATAAACAATATCATTTAACTGCCATATTTGATATAAAAAAATATTTTTATCAATACAATCACAAAATATATAATTTTTTAATATTTCTTTATATATTTTTAACTCTTGCAAAGTTAGATTATTCGAAAATAATTTAATAATATTTTCATGTAATAACAGGGTTAAACTTGTTCTATCAAAAAAATTAATAATGTCTAAATTTTGTAAGCTATAGCTATATTCTAAAAAATTCTTGGTTAATAGCTTAATACTAGCATTACTATTTTTAATAGAGTTATAACTATAGTTGCAACTATTGTCAAATTTTACTTCTATAATATTATTAGTATAATAATATTTCAAGTTATTAAGTTTATAATATTTATTGTTTAAATAGCTAAGTATATTAGATATAATTAGCTGATAATTAGTAAATTTGGCAATATTTGGAAATTGTTTATTAATAATAGTTTCTAATTCAAAATTACTAGGTGGATGGATTTTCAAATTTTGTGATAATTTAGAAAGCTCGCTATATTTTTTATCTTCTTGATTATTGTTAATAATAATAAAAGGAATAAATTTATTATGCTTGACTTTAATATTTTTCTTCAATAACTTAATTAAATTGGTCAAATAACTTTTATCATTATATAAATAATAACTTATATTATCTAATATAATAGCATTGCTTTTTACATTATTTAAAAACAAAGAATATACATCTTTGTTTGTATATATATTAAATAATTCGTCAATCGTCAATTTATTACAATTACAATCAATGTAGTTTATGTTATAATTAAGACCAGCTAAAATAGTTTTAATAATTGTTGTTTTGCCAATACCGTGTTCTCCATAAACGTATAAATATTTAAATGAACCACTATTGTTTAAATTGGCAATATAATGAGTAATATTTTTTTGTATAGCACTAATATTGCTATAATAAGTTAATGGTTCCATCTACTATTTTATTACTATTATTTTTATATAATTATTTGTAATAACTATTAACAATTAAGTAATAACATTAACAATTAACAATTAGATCCTGGATTGTGTAAATAAATGTTCTGATTCACATTCTAATGTTATTGGATTTCTTCTTTTTCCATTAGGACAACGTTTAAATTGTCTTTTAGTAAATTTTCTTCGTGTATAATATTTATTTTTTTCACAAAGCATGGTTTTTTTATTGCGCCTAGTCCCTTTTTTACAGCGTTTCATTGATGTTTTTTTTTTAGGTATTACAGTAAACACCGGCGAAGGAGTTAAGGACAGCTTTTTAAAGTTTTCTAATGACTTAGCACTTGGAAAGATTGTAGCTTTATTATATGTTCCAGGCAATGATCCTTTATATGTGCTAGGTAATGATGAATTAATTGACCCATTATATGTTGGTTGAAGTGTATCTACTCTAACTGGACTAGGTAATTGGAATGCAGGTGTAGGCAATCGATGTGGTAATGGTAAGTTTTTATTGCTTTTTCTTTTATACATATTTCTATCCGGCGGAGGAAGTGGTCTTGGAGTAATAAATTTAGGGACAGGAAGGTTCTTGAATTTTTTAACTGGCATTATTTTATATTATATAAATATAAAATAATAACACAATATATTAAATTTGTTAAATATAATATTATAAAGTTAAATATAATATTATAAAAATTATAAAAATTAAAAACTTTGAAATCCAACATACGCAGCTGGGCCGCAGTCTTTAAAAAGACTATTTCCCGTTACACTTTCTTGACATTGATATGTATTATTTGCTGTATCGTCATATGTAAAAAAAGTAGGTGTTACTGTTTCTAAAGTATTATTGTCAAATACTAATTCTTGATTAAAAACATGATCTCGCGGACCTGTTAAATTACTAATTTGTTTTTCATAAAAACTATTAATGGCATTTAAGTATGTATTAATAACACTTACTGGTGCGTTACCAGACGATGGTATACTTTCTAATCTCGCTAATTCCATTTGTAAATCATTATTATTTGGATAACCTGTAATAATATTAGAACCAAACGCACCATAAGATGCGTCTCTTCCGGTTCCAAAGTAATCATTATTGCTTAAATCAAGTATATCCGCGGCTGAAAATACTCCACTATTATCTTGATTAACTTGACCGAAGCAATTAAAAAATGCATCTTTGTTTAATATATAAGAAGTTGGTGCATTGTTAGTAGTTTTTAATAAAAGGTTATAACTTATGTCTAAATAATTGGTAACAGGAATTCCGTTTCCAATAAATAGTGTCTTTAAATCGGCCTTAGCTTGTCTAAAGTTATTTTTTTCTAATGTTGTTAAATCATCATAAACAGCACGGCGAAATAAATTTGTTTGCCTACTTATTAATTGATCATTCAAATATTCAAATAGTTGAAGATGACTGTTTATCTTATTTCGTGCTTCTAAATTTCGAGCATATGATATGTCATTTATTCTTGTTCCTGTATTAGCATCAACTAGAGGTAATCTTGTGGAAAAATTTGAGTTCATAATAAAATCTATTAAGTCTTTTGGTAAAATATTAGGCACATCAAAAATATTTCTACTAGTATCAATCTTTTTAAATAATAGTCCTGGCTTATATGCATTATTGGATAAATCATTACATAAACTCTTTACTAATCTATAATCTACATTGGTTTCAAGTTGTTGTAAATTAGTAAAGTTTATTTCATCAAAATTTACTCCACGATTATTATTAAATCTACTCTTTAAATCCCTATCTAATGTTGAACATATGCTTTCATTAATAGTATTTTTTGTTATAGCTTTAAAAGTAGTAGTGCTATCACTATAAAAACTACTTGTAGAACCAGAACAACATGTTATATTGTCTAATTGCATTTGTGTATTTTGTATTTGATTATTAGTATAGCCAAGTCGTTCTTCTAGAGTAGGTAGATTGTTACTTATACAAGATGGACCAGGTTGCCATTCGCAAAATAACAAGGGTGTTGATTCATAAGAAATTGTTAAGTTATCTAATAAAAGACCAGAACCAGAGTTAGTGTTAGTTACAACTTTATAGCTTATATCATATATTGGAATACAATTTCCCGAACTAGGTTTTACTTTACAATCAGAGCAATCACTTGCTCCAACAAAACCTTCGCTAATCTTAAATTCATTGTTAAGTAAATAGTATATATAAAAACTTGACATTATTATGAAAAATAAAAAGGCTATTTTAATAAAATACTTACTGTTATTACTAATTTTCATAATAATATACTATTATTGTATAGTAATATTTTATAAACAAATTTAATAATGTAAAATAGTTTAATAAATAACATTCTAAATAATGTAATTTAGAATGTAATTTAGAATGTTATTTTTTGTTAATATTTATTGTTAATATTTATTGTTAATATTTATTGTTAATATTTATTGTTAATATTTATTATTAATATTGTTTATAACGGTAATATTATTAATGATTAATAATATTATATATAGTATATTATATAGCACTTATGCCAGTAACTATGAAATTTCATTCTTCAAATTCAAATAGATCTAAAACACAAAAAGTAAAAAGCAAGAGTCCAATATCACGAGTTGTAGAAGGCACTCAATTTATTAAATCACAAATGGCTAATTTAGTAGATAGAATGTTTGCTATAGTTAAAACAGATTTTATTGAGTCAGTTTGCTTTAAGGAAGCATATAAAAGAAATAAAGAAATACAAAAATTTGTAGAAACACGAGCAGCAAATACAATAGCACGAGCCTATAAATCAAGAAAAGCAAAATTAGATGCCGCCACTAGTGTAATATCAAAAGCATATAAATCAAGATTTACAAAAAAAAATTTAGCATCAACTAAAATAGCCCAAGCATATAGAGCTAAACTTGACCTTGCTCACTATAATAAAGACATATCAGAGTTAATGTGTGAAGGACTAGCAAAAAAAGAGGTATATAGAAAACAAATTAGCGATTTATTAGTAAGCCATAGAACACCACAAAAACTCAGTAATTTATATTTTTATTTTTGTAAATTTGGTAATAAACAGTTAGGCTATTCAGAATCATCAGAACTGAAGTCTATAATACAAGAAATTGTAGGTTGTGTATTTGTAAATACAAGCTTTAAATCAACAAACTTTGATGGTATAATATTTAAACAAAGCAAATTTCTCAGTTATGTCGGTCATCCAATGCATGAACGCTCGAGTGATTATATGACAAGAAAAAAAAAATTTGGTAACAACGATTACGAATTATATTTTAGTAACGTTAGTTTAATTGAATCACAATTTATAGATTGCGAATTTTTCAATATTAAGTTTGGACCAGTTGACTTTTTTGATAGAAAAAATGTAGTAATTAATAATAAGCTACCCACCTTTAAAAATTGTAATTTTTTTAAAGGCGATATTTTTCATGATAGGAGTTATGGTCCAATGCAGTATAAATATAATGCGTCTATAGCACATAGCAAATATAATATGCATTTCTATAATTTAGCTAATTTTACACCATCTGGTAGCGGACAGTCTTCAAAAGTAAATCCTGACGGAACACTATTCACCCCTATTACAACAATAACATATCCTGCCGAAATAGTGTTTGAAAATTGTAAATTTGATACAACAAGTATAAATAGTGATAAACTTCTTATGCCAGGTAGTAGAAATATGATGTTCTTAAATTGTAGGTTTGAATCAAATATGTTTATAAAAGAAAAATTTAGTAATTATTATTTTAAAAAATGCACCTTTAACAATGTTTTCTTTATTGACTGTCAATTTGTGTTTAGTTCTTTTGAAGACTGCACTTTTAATAATACAACATTTCGCGCAACAATCTTATGTGCAAAAGGGACCTTAAGATTTAAAAATTGTAAGCTATTAGAATGTACTTTTAATGTTGTGCGTTTTAGTCCTATTCCTGATTATCAATACAAAGAAACTGTAATATTTGATAATAATACTATTATTAATAATAGCACATTCAGAGAATGTCACTTTTCATTATTTAAGTTCAATTTTGATTCATTATATTCAAAAGATGCTAAAAGCGACACAAAACTAATGAATCTAAGAAATAATATATTTATAGATTGTAATTTATATGGCGTAAATTTTGATGATTGTGATTTAGAAGGAACAAAATTTAATGCACGACAGCTTCCAAATCATAGTTTAATAGTTAATAAATTTAACTGGTTTGGTCATGTATTTATAGTTCAGTCAATGACCTCATCGCCAAGCGAACGTTATTATGGAGAAAATAAAACACAGGCATTTAAAAACTTATGTAATGAAATTAATCCAGATGGGTTTACATTGTTTCAACAAGAATTTAAGGGTGCTAAACTTGCTAATAAAAAAAATCTTGCTTATTCTAAATGGAATCCCAATGGAAACTATGCTATTATGAAATATAGTGAATATAATGCTTTAAATATTAATGTTTTAAATTTTAGAAATCCAACCTATAATATTAAGCCATATGATTTTTTTATAATGAGAGAACCAGATACTCCTGTGTCACAAATTCTTGTTATTGTTATTGCTCCAGCGGTTAGTATGTTTAATAGTAACATAAAAAATTGTAATTTTCAAAGTGCACTTGGCTTTGAAACCTTTGATTTTACACAAGTTAAAAAAAACTATAAAAATAATCCAGATTTAACAGCGGTTAATTTTACAAATGTAAAATTGTTAAATGCTAACTTTAAAGGAACTAACATAGTCGGAACTATTTTTGAGGCAGCAAATATAGGAGCTGCGGATTTTAGAAACTGTGTTGCAAATGCTAATACATCATTTCAAAACACGACAGGGATAGAGCTTGTTCCGTATCAACTTCAAAGACCTAATGGAACATTATATATACAAGGTAGTAAAAATAATGATACAGGTCGTGAAGTTGAATTTTCTGAAATTCAACAAGCCGCCAATGAAACTCATGCGCGTATTAAATTTATTATTGATAATAAAGACAAATTATTTAAAGCATTTGAAGACACGGGTATGCCACCAGCATCAGATAGGCAATTTAGTAATACTATGAATGCGCTTTTAATTAGTTCGCATGGAGGGCTGACTAAATATTCTGAAAAAGTTGTTATTAGTGAAACAGGTGAAACAATTATTGATTTTTTAGATAAATTAAGAACCAATTATAATACAATATTACAGACACAAACAAATTTAACAAATGATAGTATAGTGGCTTATATTAAAAAGAATTTTCCGATTGCCTTAACAAATTATATTTCATTCAAATTAAACTATAGTGAAGCCGAAAAAACGCTTATGTTAGCTAATTTAGTTCGCGCATTTAGCGACGAGTTTATGATGCATTTAGTTATGTTTAAACCAAGCTTAAACGGAAATTGGTGTTTCTTACAATTAGTCACATTATCAGTAGTATTTTTAATTCTAAATACTGATTTATATATACATAATTTTATACAATATTATTTTAATGAAATATTTAATGCGCATGGAAAGGGCTCGCCAAGTTGTACGCTGGGTATGGTTGAACGATGGGTAACAGTCCATTCACAGGCAATGGAAGCATATTTGATGTTATTAAAAAAAAATGAAAGCGAATTGCGTGAATTATTAAGAGACCCTAGTTTATTTAATAAAATTATACATTATAATCCGGCAAATCCTAAAATAAAAGATAATAAAATCACATTAGATTATATAAAAGAGTTTAATAACTCATTTAGCAGTGAAAAAATACATAATAAATATATTATGCATACATTCATAAATGTATTAAAACCATATTCAATTTTACCCGAAAACGAAGAAACAGATATTGGATTTGATTTAGACTATAATGTTAGTGCATCAATGCGGAAAAAGGGCGATGTATATATTAAAAAGAAAATAGATAGTGGAACTATAAAATCATTACAAGATATTTATGATGCGGTTGTTGAAGTATTTCCATTATTAATTATTGAGAACAATTATATAACCCAAGAACGTGTCGCCCAATTAGAGGCTGAAACAAGACCACTACCTCAACAAATGTATAGAGAAAAGCGAGACGCACTATATAATTATGTTAAAGATGTTGAGGCCAAAGATTATATAATTGGACTAATGGGGTTCTTTTTAATAGATTTGAAAAGAGAAGATATAAACACAAGTGAGCTTGATAAGCTACAGCAAAAACTAAAAGATTCAGGAGAAATGGAGATGGAAACACTTATTGAGTATTATGATGACGTTGACACCACATTTGTAGGGGGGCAAAAAAGACGGAGCAAGAGTTCAAATTCAAATGCAAGCAAAGCACGTGGACTATCCCCAAAACTAGAATATATATTGGAAACGTTGGTCGAGTCTACATTAATAAATAAGCTAAAAGCAATGACTTTTGAAGAATTTAGTAACATTAATAATGCAAAAGAAGAAGAATATGAAGCGCTCTCCTCAAGAGCTTCAAGTTCTTCAAGAGGTTCAAGTTCTTCAAGAGGTTCAAGTTCTTCAAGAGCTTCTAGTTCTTCAAAATCTAACTTGTTTAGTTTTGGTATAAATGATAAACCATTTATGTTAAAAAATGCGACCATTCAAGATAAAGCATATATGTCTATAATCAGAAATAATTATGATGCTATGCAAGAAAATTATAGAGGCATGATTGCTAATATGGGAACATCAGCATTTAAATCAGCTTTTAATTCAGCATTTAATTCAACCAAAAAAGCATCACTTTCTGTATTAAAAAGAGTAGGACGAACATTTAAGATAAAATCAAGTCATAAATAATTTTATTAAATTCTTTTTCCAATATTAAATATTTATATTAGTTAAAAACCAATATAAATGTTAAATCAGTTGTTATAATTTACTTTTCTGCTTTTTTTTATGTTTAATAGTTCTTCGTCCTCCACTATGCGACATACCCCTATGAGACATACCCCTATGAGACCAACCACTATGAGACATGCCACTATGAGACATGCCACTATGAGACATGCCACTATGAGACATGCCACTACGTGGGTCAAATGGCATACTATATGCCCGTGGGGTTGAATGTGGAATATAAACAATGCTATTAAGTTTAGATAATCTTTGGTCTTGTGTATAGCCATGTATAAATTCATTTAGTTCGGTAATACGCATAAGTTCGTCATATCTTTCTGTAATTGAAATTCTAAACCACAGTTTCCTTGTAAAATCATTATAGTTATCATTCACCAAGAACCCAGTACCGTAATCGTGTCCGGTTAGTTCTAATAATTCAGAACATAACACAACGTAAAAATCATCCATAGCTCCCTTATTTATAGCAGGTAAAACAAGCACCGAATCTCTTCGGCGTTTTAAAAATGTATATAATCGTAATAGTAATTCTACAAATCCGGGGTCGTCTATTTTATTACTTTGAACACATATTATAATTCTATTATATCCATCAGAATTCATTAGCTTTCTTAACATGAATTCTATTATATTATAAATTTTCGACTTATCAGAAATGTTTTTGTCATACTTTAAAAAATAATATAAATTCATAAAATCTACAACAAGAATTTTAGAACGTGGAATTTCAGAACGTGGAATTTTATAACGCGAATAATGAGGGCTGTTTATCCATGATATAATATGATTTATTATCTTTATTAGTTGTTCTGGGGTAAAATTTGTAGTTCTACTTACATATGAAGGTTCTTTTCTTAGTTTATTTAACAGTTCTCTTATATTTGGATCCCATTGTGATTGTATACCGGCAATACCTAACATATAATTCTGTCCAATAAGTTGTTCTGCAGTAGTAAGTTGACTGGTTAGTGTCTCATATGATGGTTGTGATATTAGATCACGCGGTAATACCATATGTTCTATATTAACATCAATTGGACCCATAATAGATGGTCTTTTGATTAGTACTGGCAATACAGACGGGCGATTTCGCCAACCAGTCCTTGCGATTGCTGCACTTTTGGGTTTATAAGATTTTGATTTGTTGTTATTTTTGCGCGATTCAACACTTGTTTTAAGAAATTTGACTACATCAGTTACCTTTTTTAAAGTTTGTTTTCCTAATTGCCATTTTTTTCTTCGAGACTCGCTGCGCTCTGTAAAATCTTTTATAGGTTTATACGTGTTTGACATATTTATATTTATACTTATATATATATTTTATTATAACATTATAATAAATGTGAATTATATTGATTATTAACAATAATAAATTTTGTATTAATTGCTAAGTCTTCTAAATTAGCACTATTAGTATAAGTACACGCACTTCTCAAACCGCCTAAATAATTGTCTATACTATTTTTTAACGGACCCTTATATTCAACTTTAAGTTCTCGCCCTTCTGAGCTTCTATAATTAGTATTATTATTTGCCGAGTAATTATTGTTCATAGCATAACTTGAACTCATACCATAAAAACTTTTATAACATTTTCCAGTTTTTTCATCACACACAATTTCACCAGGATTCTCATCGTGTCCCGCAAATGCTCCACCAATCATTACAAAATCAGCACCTGCACCAAACGCTTTTGCCAAATCACCCGGACAAGTAATACCTCCATCACTTAATACAAATGATTTGTTATATTTATGTTGGTCATATTCATAGTTTATTTCAAAATTAATGTTATTACTCTCTTTACATGCTTGAACGCATTCTAAGATACAACTAAACTGTGGCATTCCTATTCCTGTTTGAATTCGAGTTGTACATGCACTACCCCCACCTATACCAACTTTAATAATGTCGATTTCTAAATCAGTTAATAACTCTAATCCTTGAGCCGTGCATACATTACCTGCCACAATAATCTTTTCAGGATACTCACTTCTTAATACTTTACAAAAGTCGTTAAATTTAGAGATGTAGCCGTTGGCAATATCAACACAAATAAATTTACACTCAAAATTATCCAAAATATGTGTTAAATTGTTATAATCGTCGCTACTTATTCCTGTAGAAATCATAAAATAATCAGGATTTAATTTAGAATCGGGGTTTATTTTATTATAAGCCACTAAATCTTGTAACTTATGAAATTTATGAAGAGCAGTAATAATTTTATAAGTACTTAACACTTTATATAACTCTAATGTTCCAATAGTAGTCATATTTGCCGCTATAATAGGTATTCCAGTCCAAGACACTCCGTTTTGAAAAACAATTGTTCTTTCAAGCACAACATCTTTTCTGCTATTTAAATTTGATTTTTTAGGAAGAATTAATACATCTTTAAAATCATAATATTTATCCATTGATTCAAATTTACAGACATAAATATTTTCAGCCATACTTATTATTTTAATTATAAATATGTTTAAGTATTTTCAAAATATTATAATATGTTATATTAGTATTTATGCCTGTTGATCCACTTTATAGTGATAGCCCTTTATTACAGGGCTCAAAAACCGATTATTGCCCCAAAACATCAACAGATGTTTCATATATTAGTGATCTAGGTTATCCAGTAGTAACTGACCTTAGTATTGTAAGACTATGTAGACAAGAATATTTTAAAACCGGCGAAGGAGACCAATATTTATATAACACAGAGGGGTGTTGTGTTTTAGATAGTAGCGCATTAAATTGTTATGATATTGCTAATGTTGATGCCGAAGAGGAAAATAATTATTATATGGGACTTCGCTATTTTAGTGTCACTGAACCATCAAAAGGAGAACGCAAAATATGTTATACCACACCAATACGAAAAAAAAAACTACATATTATGGATTTATTAACAAAATTATTAATAGAGATAGTTATTTTTATAGTTATGGTATTAGTCGCGGGTTGTTATGAATATTGGATTATTTATGGTGGTTGTGAAACTGGTATACGAACAACTTTATATGAAGCACCTTATAATGTAGGTAACCACGATTCAAAACAGCCCGTACAAAAACCTAATATTTCAAACAAAGAGGCTTGTCCTGGTAATACAGCAAATACTTCAAGTGGTCCTGGATTAGAATGGTATAACACTTTTCCATATAATTTAATATCATTTTTAAATACTAATAAAGGTTATAATGGACAAACGAAGGACACAAGCAATAATTTTGCTTTAAGTGAGATTGTAAAAATTCCAGCACGATCCTTATTATTAGGATTTTTTTATTGTATAATATTTTCAAGAATAGCAATGAAAGGCCTAATAGGTTTGGTTAATTATGTAAGCTCTTTTATTTACAATAAAGACCCTAGTAAACTGGCTCAATTTTGGAGCGGTCTTATTTTTATATTTGTTTTTATGGGGATATATGGTGCTATAACAGATAAATACATTGTAAAGCTACCCTACTTGAATGTATCAAGCTTATTTTTATTAGGTATAATAATAATTATTACAGTATGGATTCCTAGTTTATTTAGTTTCTTTATGATGATGCTGTCATATATGGGATACAGAAGAGGATCATACACTAAATATAAAGATAATAGAAAAAAAGAAACAAGTGAAGGTGAAACAGATGGAGATGAAAGAGAAAAACCTGGTTGGATAGAACGTTTCTACCAAAAATTTGATTATTATTTATTAATAGAATACTTTTTTATGCTAAAAAACAAGTTAACACTTCACAACGAATCTGACAATCTATGTATAAATAACACTGATTTAGATAAGACTAAAGGCATATTTGAAATAAATAATGAAGAAGATTTAGACTGGTTTTTTCCAATTCGAAGATCTAAAATAAAATGGAGTTGTTGGAGCCGAGATATTCAAGATAAATTTACAAATTTATTAAATCCTAATCTTTTTTTTACTTGTAAATCTGATAATGATCCCAATTATAAAATTGGTTTCCCTAAAAAGTATTATTGGTATTTAAGTGAATTATGGAATCACCCGTGGCAGCTTATTAATCCTATGTTTACACTAAATGTAAGTTGTGATGAAGTCGAGGCCGCTAACTCTAAATTCCATTGGCTTTGGGGGGTGGTTTTTACTATAGTATTATCTTTCTTTTTTCCACTAATTCGTTTTTGTACATTTTTAGCTTCTATAGCATTTTTAATTGCTGCTATGGTTATAATTCTACTTTTGTCTATATTATGGACTAGTATAGTAATGATAATAGCAATGTATTCAATATTTATAGCTTTATTAGGTAATATACTTGCGCTATTTTACTTACATTTTTATGTAATTATAGGGTTCTTTTATGTGCCATTTAAACATTATCCACAATTATTAAAAATTATTAAGAGTCATGGTACTATATTAACGTTATTATTTTGTATGATTGTAGTACTTGCTAGTGTAAATGTTTTACATCCAACAAGTGTTGGAGTTATAGGTGGTATATTAGGCTTATTAGTGCTATACAAATTAATAAGATTATTAAGTGTTTAAAAACTAATATACAAAAACCAATACTTAAGAACTAATAATAAAAAAACTATTATTAAAAAATATAATAATATACTATTTTTATTTAAAACCAATACTAATAATATTGCTATTACTATAGCAAATGGGAAAAAAAAACAAAGATAAAAAACAATGTGATATGCCGTTTGTAAGTATATGCACTCCAACATTTAATAGACGTCCTTTTTGGGAATATACAATTAAATGCTTTAATCATCAAGATTATCCAAAAGATAAAATGGAATGGATTATTATTGATGACGGAACAGACAAAATAGAAGATTTAGTATGTAATATAGAACAAGTAAAATATTTTTATTATAGCCAGAAAATGCCATTAGGAAAAAAAAGAAATCTTATGCATTCCAAATCCAAAGGCGATATAATAGTATATATGGATGATGATGATTATTATCCACCCGAAAGAGTATCACATGCTGTTAATATGTTAGTAACACATCCAAATGCTTTATGTGCTGGTGCTAGTGAAATATATATTTGGTTTAAGCATATACAAAAAATGTTTCAATTTGGTCCATATAGTCCATCACACGCAACTGCCGGAACATTTGCTTTTAAACGTGAATTATTAAAAGATCATAAATATGATGACCATGCTGCTTTAGCTGAAGAGAAAGCTTTTTTAAAAGATTATAGTGTTCCATTTGTTCAATTAGAACCAAAAAAAACGATATTAGTATTTTCACATATTCATAATACATTTGATAAAAAGAGGCTATTAGAAAGCGGTGAAAATCAGTTTCAAAAAACATCAGATCGAAGTGTAGACGAATTCATAAAAGATAAAGACTTTAAAGAGTTTTATATGGAGAGATTAGAAGGATTATTACAAAACTATTACCCAGGTGATCCAGTAAATAAACCAGATGTAATACAACAAATTAAAGAAATAGATGAAGAACGACGAAAAATGGCATTAGAACAACAAAATCAGGGTCAAGGACAAATTATTTTAAGTCAAGATGGAAAACAAATACCATTAAGTAACGAACAAGTGGTTGATATAATGAGAAAGCAACAAGAGCAACTACAAAATTTTATTAGATTATTACAAGAAAAAGATAATGCGCTAGCTAAATTACAACGCGAATTGGCTGATTATGAAAATATAGATAATACATATGACAATCCAAATTCAAATGCTAATTCAAATAAATATAAACTACAATTAGAAGAAGAAACACAGCGATTTTCAAAGGTAGTACAAGAAAAAAATAGTATAATAAATAAATTAGAACATGAACTAGCTAGTATTAAGAGAGAAAACGAAGAAAAACAAAGCAATGATGAAGAAACTAAACAAAATTATGAAGACACTAAGCAAAGCACTGAAACTACGCAACACGAAGACAAAAGTATTCAAACAAGCATAGAAAACACTGACAATAAAGTTGTAGTTTTAGAAAAAGAACTAGCTAGTTGTAAAAATACAATTGACAAATTAAATCTTTTAATCGACATTTTGAATAATAAGTAAAATAAGTAAAATAAGTAAAATAAACTAACTAAGTTTCTAACATTATAATATTATATTATAATATTAAAATGTTATTATTAGGACTTTGTGGGCCAGCGTTAGTTTATATAGGTTTTTCTCTAATTCAAATTTTTATTGATATTTATGCCGGTGTTTTAAATAGTGCTTTTCTAAAATTTGTAATTATGATTATATTTACATTAATAATAAATATTTTATGTAGTTTAGGTTTCACAGTAATTGCATGGGTCCTTGTATTTATTCCTATAATAATGATGACATTAATATCCACATTATTATTGCGAGTTTTTGGATTAGATCCTGATGAAAAAGATTTAAGACAGAATTTGAATAGTGCTCGTGATGTCAGCTTAAATAAATTTGATATAACAGATACTGAATTATTAAACCAACAACAATATTCTTATTTATATGATAAGTTTAGAAATGAAAATAGAATAGATAGAGATAGTCTCCGCAAAGAGTTTTATGATAAAGTAGACCTTATATTTGATTTATCACGCAATAGTTATGATTTATCACACAATAGATATGACTTATCTAACAATCCAACAAAATATTTTATTGTTAATAGTATAATAAATAGATTAGCAGAACAGTCATTTGTTAAAGATATTGTAAATTCTAGACTATATAATTCAATATTTTCAAATAAAGTAAAATACAATAATGACTTATATAATAATTATATAGGAAATTTGACTGGAAATACTACATTACCAAACAATGCCTTTTTAGGCTTACCAATGGCTCCTTTTACTTATGGTAGTTCTATTTTATTGAAGGAAGGAGAGACTATATCAGGTGATCATGTTAAATACGAAACACGCTATAACACTACTTATAGGTTAAATGGTTTTTTAAAGTTTAAAGAAAGTAAATATAATAGTGTAAAGACACAATTGTATGGAACAGCTAGTAATGTTGATAATGCCAAAATAGATATTGAAATTGAACGACTATGGAATAGACTATCTGCCGCTGAACAAGCAACATGGAATGGAACTAATGCTAGCACAGGTGTCAATAGTATAAGTTATGATTATTATAATTTAAATAATCTACAAGAAGCACGAAATAGAACAATAGCCCAAAGCATATTAAGTGGAGGACAAACCGCACAAAATAATGAGGTATGTCCTTCAAATGAAACTCCGGCAAAATTTAAAGCTCGAACAGGTTTAACGTGTTATGAATTGTGTCCTCCAGGTAAAGAACGAGACTCAACAGGACAATGTGTTCGTGCTTGTCAAAACGGAACAATAAGAGACCAAGCAACAGGCACTTGTGTTGCACGAACTTGACATAACCCGCAATAAAACAATAAAAAATAAAACAAAACAATATAAAGAGGCGCATTTTCAAGTATAAACAATATTTACTTGACTATCAAAGTCATAATTCTCTATTACATTCTCTCTGGTTCCGATTAATATATGTTTTTTAAAACATTCACAACAATACGGATGTTTAATTTTATAAGATTTAGAATTTACTACTATTGTTGTCTCATTTAATGCTTCTTGCCACTTATGAATATAACGTCTATAACCATAATTATGTAAATAAGTAAAGACTTCATAAGTGTCTTCATAACAATCAACATTTACACACTTAAACACGTCTTCATAACGCCCTAGTTTCGTCAACAACGTTTGCTTGGCGACTATAAAGCTTGTAATCTCTCCATTCATAAACATAGAAGATTGTTTTAAATTAATTAAGGCTACATTATCACTGCATACATAATATAGTATATGCCTTATAATATCATAAGGCATAGCGTTGAAAGTCATAATTATTTTATTTATAACTGCCAGATTAATAATCAAATAATAATCAATTTTATTTGTCATAGTAAAACTTTTTTTTATCAAGTTTAAAAAAAGTTTTAATATATATATAAAAAACATAATAAAATGTAGTTAGTAATATAATTAATATAATTAATATGTATAAATTAAACAATTTATGGTCCTGTTGGATACATTATCAAAATGATAATGATTGGACTATTAATGGCTATAAAAAAATAACACAAATTACTGATTTACAAGAACTAGTGTTATTTGTTGAAAATTTGAACGAAGCGTTAATTAAAAAATCCATGCTTTTTTTTATGAAAGAAGACATTTTACCATTATGGGAGTCAGAAGACAATATAAATGGTGGCTATTTTTCTTATAAAATAAGTAATAATGATATTGTCGCATTATTCAAAATTATTGTGTATAAAATAATTGGTGCTAGTTTTATTGAAGATGAAGCAATTACAAATAATATTAATGGTGTTTCAGTAAGCCCAAAAAAGAACTTTTGTATTATCAAAATATGGATGAAAGACAAAAAGGTCCTTAAGTCGTTAGACTTTGCCGTTAATAAAGACCCATTTGCTATTCATAGTTTTTTCCCAATAGAACAACAAGTATGTGTATTTAAAGCTCATAAACAATAAATTTAACCAGACCCAGACGACGGTAATGGCGATAAACATAATTTGATTTCTCCAAGGGAAGCCACATTATATTTAACAATTAATGGCCTATTATTTTCCAAATAAATTTCGATTTGATTACATAAATTGGTACATTTAATAAAATATACTAGATTTTTGAGAGAATATTCGCCCTGAATAATTTTATTGTGCTGTTTATTAATCATTTGCATATTTGTATTATTTTCGCTTCGCCTTATTTCCGCTTTGGCAAATTGTCCGGCACATTTGAAAATCAACTCGTTTTCAACCGATTTTATTTCTATTTTTTCCGAAATATTAGCCAAATCTCTAATAATTTTTTGGAAATCATTAGACGGCATATTAATGACAGACGAAAACTCAATATTTGGAATTTCTAGTTCATCTTGCTCTGGCTCAATCAACTTTAATTTTTGTATTTTAGATTGCTTAATAGTTCCATTTTCAAATTTCAAACCTAATTCTGTAACAATGCCTTCATTATAGTCGTCATTTTCAATATAGATTGTGAGCGTATCATCATTATCAATGGCCGTAATCAATTTAAACAAATGTAATATATTAACACCAACAATGATTTTCTCATGCTTACACTCATAAAATTCAAAGTTTTCGGCTTTTAAAAACAAATGGACTAAAATTGTATGTGTTTTATCCATATTTATAATTTTAATACCTTGCTTCGTAAAAATAATATTTGTTTCTAGCAAAATGTCCTTTAATGCGGCCATTAAAATGCGAAATGGCGCAATTTGGACTGTTTTTATTGTTAAAACATTATTGTCCCCACAATCATTAGATAACATAACTATTTTAGTTAAATAGTTATTAAATCTTTAAATAGAAATAGTAAATAGAAATAATAAGCAATCTAAAATAGAAAATATAATAATAGCTATGTTATTATCCGGGAGTATTAGTAATAGTATAAGTCGCATTCATTCCATAGTCTGGTCCCCAACTAAGATTTATTGCATCTGGTATATGTAGATTTGTCATACCGCTGAATAAAACTCTTGTTGTTCCTACACCATACATATCATATACTCCATTACAACTGATGATATATCTAGTAAGTGGGACACCATTTGCTCTATATATTTTTATAGTAAAACCACTAGTAAAATTTTCTGTATTTGGAATTCTGGTGATTCTACCATTTTGGTAATAGTCCCATCCGGAGTCTGGACGAGCATAACTAGAAGAAGCTTGAAGAAATACATAAGTTTGTCCTAAAGTTTTATAGTTAATATAGACTTCACTTCCATTATAAGTTCCTGTTAATCCAAACTTTAAATTTATTTCTACACTATCATTATTAACAATATCAATTGGTATAGTTAACCCAGTTTCTCCTGGTGGTATAGTTACAGTAGCTAAAGGAGAAGGCTGTCTAGTTAATATATTATTAATATAACCAGCAATAATAGCATTAAAAGTAGACAGGTTGATTGAATTAGCACTGGCACTATTTGCATATCGAATGACAACAATACCTGAACCACCCGTGCCGCCACGCCCCCCACCGACGCCAATGCCACCGCCACCACCTCCACCACTATTAATAGCACCATTACCACCATTACCAACATTATCACCATTACCACTTGAATTTAATGCTGACCCGCCGCCGCCGCCGCCGCCTCCGCCCAGTCCCCCGACCCCTCCACCGCCGCCGCCGCCACCCCAGCCGCCGCGGCCGCCGGCGATGCTGAAGGTAGCGACTGCGCCACCGCCACCGCCTCCCCAGTAATAATTTTGTCCAAGGATATCAATGAGAATACCATTACCACCGTTGCCGTACCCGCCGCCCCCGAAGTCCTCGCCAACAGACACAGCACCACCACCGCCGCCGCCGCCGCTGCTGCCGCCCTTGCCGCCTCTGTTACCGTAGCCAGTACCGTTATTAGAACCAAGAGTATTAGAAATACTACTTCCTACTGGACTCGCACCAGGAGTGGAGGCACCGCCTCCACCACTCCCTCCTGGATTTCCACTACTACCAACTACTGTGCCACCACCACCACCCCCTATTGCGATTGCACCATTAAAAGAGCTATCTCCACCATTGGTGCCGTTACCGCCATTAGGGCCGCCACGACCAACAACAACACTATATGACGCGCTACTTGAGACACTAACAGCAGGTAAATATATAACCCCACCACCACCTCCTCCACCACCGGGACCGGTGGCACCGGTGCCACCACAACCACCACCACCAACAATCAAAACTTCGACTGTTGTAATCAATGGTGGAGGAATAAAGGTTCCACTTTCTAAGAAGCATTGCACGATGTAGTTGCCATAACTCGTAATAGTTCCTCCTGAACCCCCTTGGATTGGTATGCCAGGCAAGATGGTTGTCGGTATATTACCATATGAAGGTATATTAATGTTACTAGCATCAATAGTCTGTGCATAAATAGCGCTAACATCAAGCCTATTAGCAATTATAGTACCTCTGCTAATGTCTAAAGTAGAACTTATATCAATAAAATTAGCAAATATACGACCTCTACTAATATCTAGTGTAGAACTTATATCAATAAAATTAGCCATAATGCGACCTCTACTAATATCCAATGTAGAACTTATATCAATATTATTAGCCCTAATAAGACCCCTACTAATATCCAATACAGAACTTACATCAATAAAATTGGCCCGAATACGACCCCTACTAATATCTAGTGTAGAACTTATATCAATAAAATTGGCAAATATACGACCCCTACTAATATCCAATACAGAACTTACATCAATATTATTAGCCCGAATAAGACCTCTGCTAATATCTAGTGTAGAACTTACATCAATAAAATTGGCAAATATACGACCTCTACTAATATCTAGTGTAGAACTTATGTCAATAAAATTGGCAAATATACGACCTCTACTAATATCTAGTGTAGAACTTATGTCAATAAAATTGGCCCTAATGCGACCTCTACTAATATCTAGTGTAGAACTTATATCAATAAAATTAGCAAATATGCGACCCCTACTAATATCCAATACAGAACTTATGTCAATAAAATTGGCAAATATACGACCTCTACTAATATCTAGTGTAGAACTTATGTCAATAAAATTGGCCCTAATGCGACCTCTACTAATATCTAGTGTAGAACTTATATCAATAAAATTAGCAAATATGCGACCCCTACTAATATCCAATACAGAACTTATGTCAATAAAATTGGCAAATATACGACCTCTACTAATATCTAGTGTAGAACTTATGTCAATAAAATTGGCCCTAATGCGACCTCTGCTAATATCCAATATAGAACTTATATCAATGTTATTAGCAAATATGCGACCTCTGCTAATATCTAGCGTAGAACTTATATCAATAAAGCTTGCTTTTATGTTATTTGTTGCTATAATATTAATTGCATTAACCGAACTTACAGTAATATCAGAGGGACCACCACTATCAGTATTAGCATTAATCTCGTTTACCCTTACAATGTTAGCATAAATATTATTTACCGTTATATCTCCAAATATCCTCATATTTCCACCTGCACTTATATCTCTAGTTATCCTTATACTTCCACCGGCACTTATATCTCCAAGTATCCTCATACTTCCACCAGCACTTATATCTCCATCTATCCTTATACTTCCACCTGCACTTATATCTCCAAGTATCCTCATACTTCCACCAGCACTTATATCTCCATCTATCCTCATACTTCCACCTGCACTTATATCTCCAAGTATCCTCATATTTCCACCGGCACTTATATCTCTAGTTATCCTTATACTTCCGCCAGCACTTATATCTCCAAGTATCCTCATACTTCCACCTGCACTTATATCTCTAGTTATCCTTATACTTCCGCCAGCACTTATATCTCCAAGTATCCTCATATTTCCACCGGCACTTATATCTCTACCTATCCTTATGCTTCCACCACTTATATGTAAAGACTCTTCAGGGTCCAATGTATTAATACCTATTCTGTTATTAGAAGTATCAATACATATTAAATTATTTGGATCAGGGCTATATGTATAGTCTCTAGAGACACTATTAATTGTGCTAATTATTTTATTATAGTTGCTATCTGACATTTAATATTTAATTTTATTATTTATAAATATTTTAATGTTAACAAACTAACTAATTTCTAATTTCTAATAATTTCTAATAATTTCTAATAATTTCTAATAATTTCTAATTATTTCAAAATAATTTATTATTTACTAATTAATTTAGCAAATAATTATTTTCTCATAATACTATATAAAAATGGTTAAAAAACATATGAAATCGGCTGACAATATGTATCACATTAATGGACATAAATATCAAGTATTAAACGGCTCGCGCGCTCAAGTTTGGCACGGCACAGCATACAAAACAAAAGGAAATCTTAAAAAACCTGATTTATTAATGAATAAGCGCGGTCACGTAGTATCAAGAAAAGTATATAATCGCGCTAAACGTGAAAAACGTTTAGAAAAAGCGGGTTATTTTACCCAAAAAGGCAAATTTGGTTGGGTTAAACACGACAATTCAAAAACAAGAAGGCGACGAAGCAGAAAATAAATCGTTAAGCAAGTAAGCAAATTATATTATTATAATAATATTACTTAAAAAAATAACATTACTATTATTATAGTTTGCTATAACTATCCTATTTATAATATATTTCTTGTAATTTATAAGCATTTCTTGTAATTTATAAGCATTTCTTGTAATATATAAGAAATATTAATTACTATACATAATTTATATATTAATTAATAAATTTTTTCATAAACTAACAATTTTTTCGTAAACTTTTTTTCGTAAACTTTTTTTCGTAAACTTTAGGCAACACTTGATAAAGATTTAGTATATGGATTACTTTTGAAGGCAGACAATAATGATTCGTCCATGCGTGAACTGTTAAAGTTTTGGTCGTAGGTTTGTAGTCCATTTACTTGCCCCATAAAATCAACAGATGGTGTAACATTTGGACCACCATTATTTATATGTCCTCTATTTTGCTGAAGCATAGACTCATTACGAGTAGTTGTAGAATTATTATAGTTATTAAACAAATTCATATGACCTTGATTAGTGCGTGATTCATAAGTCTTATTTACATTATTTTGTTGGGCATATGCGTTATTATATGGTCTTAATCCTGTTCCACAAGCATTTCCAGAACCAATATATTCAATATTTGTGCTTGTTCTTTGATTATCATAATTCTGATGCTGTGTTACTTGATAAGCATTGCCTGTGTTATTTTGTCCTTGAACGTTTACATAATTTAGGTCTATTTTAGCAGTTGTCATTTCTCTATTTGTGACCTTTGTTTTATCATTAATATTAAATAAATGACCTGTTGGAGTTAATCCATTTACATTACCAGTTTGGCGTAAATTACCAATCGCATTTTCTTTTCGTGTTTGTCTAAAAATATCTAATACTGGCGCCACAGAGGCTTTTAGCATACCATATACTCCACCAAGATTTGTTGACTCTTTGTCTGTGCTTCTATTGTTATTGTAATTAACATAACTATTGTGTCCGTAATCATTTGGTCCAGCGCCATTTGTGCCACTAGCACTAGGATTTATAATAGGTAAGTCGCCTAGCGATTGTTTTTTAGAGTCTTCAAAATCTTGTTTAATATATGAGGCGCGACCAGATTCAGTATTTGAAGTTCCGCCATAATATTCACGCGTTGTGCTAATTCTATTTTCCATTGGAATGACTTGTGTGCTCCTAATAGGAGGTGCTTGTTCAACGCCCGTTGTAGTAAACCAACGCGTTGGTCCTGATTCATATGATTTATCGGGCAAATGTTTTTCAACAACCCCTATTTTACTATTAGGACCTTGCATTTTAACAGGATAAATTGCTGGCCCTTGATGTCCATCTAAATTATAAATCATTTTAGGATTAGTTTCAACTCTTAAATCATCAACCGATCTAGGCATCCATGCCTCTCTTGCCATCATACCCGAGTTAAAACCATGACTTCCTTCAACACCACCAGTGTTAAGTCCATTGCTATTTTGAGAACCATATCCTAAATCAAGACCAGGACCCACTCTTTGTTGTTCCCACAAAGTCACATTCGACATTTTCATAGACTCGTTCATACGGGACTGAAAGAAATCGCTATTGTTAGGTGTTCCATTCGGGAGATTCACATTTTCAGATGGATTAAATAATGGAGCAACTTCTGATTTAGAATAATTTTGACTTCCTGAACCTTGTTTTGAATCTAATATGGACTCTGTTAAATTAATATCGGCAATAGAGCCGCGTATTTTTGCGCCGTAAAATGGTTTCATATTATTATGTTTAAAATCATTACTGTTAGATTGTTGACCTGACATTAAATTAATACTTTTCGCAGGTTGTCTTAATATATTTGTTGAATTGGAAATAAAATAATTATCAGTTTGTTGATTTGGATTAGCAAAATTATTTACTGGGTCATTATTTGAGTTGTTTGTAGCTATTAGATCTATAATATTAGCATCATTATAATTAGTATATCCTTCATTCAACTTATTTTCTGTAAAAAATGCTCGTCTTAAATTTTTGTCAGTTACATTATTTTGTGTTTGAGCGTCTTTTTTTTCTTGTTCTGATAATATATATATACTTCCTAATAATACTATAGGTATTGCTAAAGCGGCCATAGTATTTTATATAATATATTAAAAATATTATTATATATTTAATATATTAAATAACAATTGTTATTTGCTTAATTTGTTATTCTTCGCTGAATATCAAAATTATTGTTTAATTGATAATAATCTTTTTGGACTATTCGAGAGCTAATATTATTATGAAAAGGTATGCATATATTTTCTTGTGGATCCAAGTGTAAATAATTGAAATTATTTGGAATAGATTGTTCGCTAGCAAAATGATTTATTTCTCTATATATCCATGCCGGATGTGTTGCTCGTGACTGAGCTGTTATTTCTTCATTATTTATACTATAACTATTTTGACTATATAGTGGATTAGCATTTAAATAATCTACATAATTATTTTCACTAATACTATCTTTGTTTAATTTTCTATGCAATAAATGTAATTCACTTTCTAAATCAGTTTTGTTTTGTGATAAATTAGCACCCCATTTTTGCATGTTGATATGTGGGTCATTTATTAATAACGGTTTCTCTCCATTACCTGGAACATTTAAGCTATAATTTCCTATGTTAGTAGTTTCTTCTAAATATTTTTGAATTCTACAAGGGTCATCATAAAATCGTGTAAATGCCATAGTCTAATATATATTTTAATATATAAAATAATTATTAAAATAATATATTAAAATAATTATTTTATCTACAACTTGCTAAAAAATTATAGCTTAGCCCATTCGTGGGAAGCCTACTAAATTAGCACCTATGCCAAAACCTGCACCAGAGCGCGCTGAAACACCCATCGATGGAATAAATGTATCTAATATGGAAAATGTTGCAGCTGCCATTAATCCAATAATTGCTATTTCGTCAAATTTTAATTGCTTTTGTGGAATAACAAAAGCAACAATAGCAACCATTAAACCTTCAATCAAATATTTTACTGCTCTTTTTATCAATTCGCTCATTGTGAAATTCATTATGTTTATATTTATAATAATAAAGAAGAAAAAAATAAAATAATTAAAAATTATTAATTCATAGTTAAAATAAATAGTTAAAATAATACTTAAAAATTATAACCTAATATAATTTATAAATGACCAATAAAAAATCTTCTAAAGTTAAAGAAAGTTCTAATTCAAATTTACCAAAAGAGAAAATACAGGAAACAGTTATTGATTTATTGGATGAAGACAGAACAATAAGCGGTCAAAAATATGTATGTTTAAGCTTTATTTCGCCTGAAAATCATATAAAAAGAAAAGAACTATTTTATTTCGAAAACTATTTAAAGAACTTCGAGTTTAGAAAAACATTTGATAAATATACACAATTTCTAAATTATTTAGCATATAAATACAACTTAGATTTTAATAGTTTAACAAAAGATATGGAGGAGTTTGTAGAAGAAGAGCGAGAGAATTTATTTGTAACATCATTAGAAGATGATTATAAATCGTTCATTGATGCTAAAGAAGAGGACTTACAAAAAGAATATAGCAGTCAACATAATTTTCAAACAAATACACGCGGAATAAAAGTTAGGGGTGTATTTGGTTCTCAAGAAGAAGCAGAATTAAAGTGTAAAATGTTGCGCGAAGATGATCCAAATCATGATGTGTATATTGGACAAGTTGGTATATGGTTACCATTTCATCCTGAAGCATATAAAACAGGTAGAGTAGAATATTTAGAAAAAGATTTAAATGAACTAATGGCACAAAAGAAGAAAAATGATGAAATTTCAAAAGAGCAGTTTAATGAGCGCGTAAAAGAAAGTAAGAAAAAGGCAATTCGCGAAAATATTGCTAAAGCCAAAAAAGAGGGCAATAAATTGATGCAAACAATTGATGAAAACGGTAACTTAATTAATGCGGATAGAATGGATGTTCCTGGCAAAAATTTATTGTTTGGTGACGGTTCAAATGATGATACAAGTACTGCGGAATTGCGCAAAGAGCTATTTGAGGCAGAAGATGTGCTTGTTGGAAAACAAGAAAATAACGATCATGGTATTGGAGAGATTTTAAGGCGCCAAAAAGAACGTGCTGAAAAGCTAGCCACACTTGAAGAAGATGAGCCGGTGATAGTTGAAGAGGAAGATGCCGTTGAAGATGCTAGTAAAGCTAAAACCAAAATTGATGCTGACACTGAAGAAAAAGCCTAAACCTAAGTTTTTTACATTTTAAATAACACTTTTATATAAAATGTAAATTTTTATTAGAATTTAAAATTGATTTAAAAATAATGTGTCTATATTAGAGAAACTATAAAGCAAAGCTATAATGGAAACAAGTGAAACACAAGACACAGGAAAATTCAGAACAAATAATAAAGACCAATTTTATACGCATGAAAATGTGGCAAAAATGTGTATTAACCTTATTACTAAATTGGTCCCACATACAAGCACCTATTTATGGGTAGAACCATCAGCGGGTAACGGAGCTTTTCTACATAATATACCTAGTTCATATGAAAAAATAGGACTTGATTTAGACCCTAAAGCACCCACTATAGTCAAACAAGATTACTTGAAATGGATTCCACCTCATAATAAAAATATTATTGTATTTGGTAATCCGCCATTTGGAAGACAATCGTCATTAGCAAAAGCATTTATTATAAAAAGTTGCGAGTTTGCACATACAATAGCATTTATTCTTCCTAAATCATTTATAAAACCAAGTATGTATAATGCGTTTGATTTAAAATTTCATTTACTACATTCAGTCGAACTTGAAAAAAACTCTTTTGTAATAAATGGCTCAAATTATGATGTTCCATGTGTATTTCAAATATGGAATAAAAGCACTAACAATAGAAAAGTTGAACCAAAAATAAATCCGACTGGATTTATATATGTTAAACCAAATGCGCACTATGATATTGCTTTTAGACGAGTTGGTGCTAATGCTGGTAAATGTTATAAAAATGATGGGCGCACATTCAGTCCGCAATCCCACAATTTCATAAAACTTGACGCTTCCAATGTGTGTAATATTGATAACATAGTTGAAAAAATAAATAATGTTACATTTCCAAGCAATACGCTTGGTCCTCGTAGTCTTTCACAATCTGAGGCAAATGCTGTAATTAATGTTATTATACAAGCTCTTTCTTCCGCAATAGTCGACGAGAAGATGTAATAGACGCACTAATTGCTCCACCACGAAATTCATTGTTATTGCTTTTTGCAATTAGTTTATTTGGATTTTTTTCAATAAATTCTTGGAATTTATTAAAGGAACATTGAAGTCTGCTTTGAGAACTATTACACTTTATGTCAAGATGAATTGCTCCACTCATCATTTGTAAACTATCTCGCAAAATATACATTTTTTTATGTTCCTCATGTGTTGGTTTTCTTTTTTGTGGAATAGATTTTATCAATTTATCAAGTTCTTCTATTTGGCAACGACTAAGACTTCCAAATAGCACATCACTACTAGCAGTTAAATCTATTTCTGTAATAGCTATAATATTTTTTGTATTATTTGTATCATCTTGATTATAATGAACTACAACCATGTGAAAAGAATTTCCGCTTGTCACGGCATCATATATGCGTAAGCAATCAGCCATGCAAACTGTATTTAAATTGCATGATGTTTTTATAGACACGTCACAACCATCCAGACGATTTAGATTTGCTGGTAAGTCCATTTTGCTAGTATATTTTATTTGTTTATAGTCTTCAATAGTAACACCAAATACATTACATATAAGCTCACGTTCCCAAGAAAATCCATGCGATTGAACCTCGTTTCTTTGTGTCATTGCTATATATAATAGTTTTATATGTTAAAACACAAAGTCAATTTTTTTATGCCTTCTTCTTTTTGTTCTTTTTCTTCTTTTTGTTCTTTTTGTTCGTGGTCCACTGGCAACTGCATTGCTAACCAATACATCCCTAATGAGTGCATCGTTAACCACATCATCGCTTGGTAGTGGATTTTCATTTATAGTTTTTTGCATTAATTCTTTGTATTCATCAATTTTGTCTTTGATAGCACTATTAGCTCTAAGATCATCAACAGTTAATGGGTCTTTTTCTATACGCGATGGATCAGACGTGTTACCAAGGCTAAGCCATTTTGTTATGGTATATTTTTCATATGCCTTCTTAGTTTGGTCGCGAATTGCTGTTGGATACATCATAACTTCATTATCAATAGCACATAAACAATTCTCACAAAAATCTTCTATTTCTATTTTAGGTAGTTTATGAAATTTACATACTACAATATATTCAGCATATAACTTATCATAGTTTTTTCTAAGATTATCTGTATCAGTCTTAAGCAAGGCAAGGCGAACATCTGGTGCTGGTTGCACAATATGAGCAAACTGTGCTTCTACTTCAGCTTGACGACGCTCACGTGCAAGATAACGTGCCCTTAATGCCGCATCATTGGCAACCATCTTTCCAAGTTCCCTATAGCTATCTATAATAACAGCATTAATGGGTACACCATATGAAACACTTCGTGTTTTAATATTGTAATAATAAGGACGCCGTCCTCTAGGGTGTATTAATATCCATGTACTAAGAGTCGTTATTGGTGCAGGAATTGCTCTTATACTTAGTGCGTTATTTCTTCTTGTTAATGATTTTAGCCTTGAGCTTAACTTTCGACTCATTATATATATATTAAATATTAAAAATATATATAAAATTATATACTTAATAATAGTATTATGAAGTAATCTATTATTGGCGTCGCTTAGCGCTTCGCTTATAGCTTCGCTTAGCGCTTCGCTTATAGCTTCGCTTATAGCTTCGCTTATGTCTTCTATGTTTGGTAGTTTTAGGACGAGCAGCCATAGGATTATTTAAACTTTTAAATTCATTAGAAACTTTGTTTATATCAAAGAATTTATTATAAAACTCTATATATTCTTTTTTTGATTTAGATTTTGAGTTGTAAGCATCATATAATTCGGCTATTATTTGTACTTTATTGGTTAATAAAGTTGGAACAATATCTTTAATTTGGCTAACATTTACATTATTAAATATTATATCATCTTTGCCTTTTGCATATTCTTTATATTCATAAAAATCTGTAAATAAATAGAGCAAATATGTAATATAAATTATAGCATTTACTAAGCTAGATAATCTGTTAAATATAGTAATCTCTTCCGATTTATTTCTTGCTATATAATTTTGTGACTCCGCATTTTGTATTGTATCTAGTTTTGTTATTATATCATCATTTGCTATAGACAATATAAATTCTTTAATCTTAGGGTTAGTTATTATATGCGTTTCAATTATATTTACTGCTTTTATTATTTTTAATAAGTATTCTTTGTCTTCTTCTCTATAACTCATTATATATATATTAAATATTTAAAATATAGTTAATAAAAATATGTTTAATGTGGATAAAAATGTTCGCTGCTAATTATGTTATTTTTTTCATAATATACTTCAACGGGAGCAATTGGTGCTTCTATATAAAAAATTAGACGCAATAAAATTAATATACATTTATTTGCTACTGCTATTTTGCTAAATTGTAAATTAGTATATTTGTTTTTTTTAAATTGTCTAATCTTATGAGCCATTAAAATAGCATATTTTATATTTATGTAACCACAATTAATAGTATTGAAATATAAATTGAACATTGAACCATTATTAAATAATTGCAACCATTGTTCTATAAAATGTGTAAAATCGCGCGGACTCTCAATTGAACCACTAATAGTTATATAAACAGTTGGAAAGTTAGTATAATCGTAGGTTGCCCACATATATTAATATGTGTATTTTTAATATTTAGTGCGCTGTAACGTAATAAACTAAATGTAATCACTATGATATTGAATCTATTTTTTAGATTTTTTTCATCGCTAATCAAGTTGTTGACGGAAACTGGGGTCATAAGTTGATGTAGATGGTGCTGTCTCTGTAGATATGGCTTTAGTTGTAGATAATCTTCTAGATTTGGAGCTGGCTTTAACTTTGGATTGTCTTCTAGTTTTACTAACTAACACTGCCGGTGCGGAACGCATTCTTATAGATCCTTGTGTTTTATTAGGAACTTCGTTTTTATGAAGCTCTGTTATAATAAGCTTACAAGTAGATACAAAATTGCGGATTGCTGAGCGAAGTGCATGGTTTGGATACAATATGTTATTATTTAATTCCAACCCTGTTTTAGGGTCTGTATTATTTCCTGCTCTAAACCAACGTGAAATAGCACTCCATTCATATGTATGTCCTCCACAGGTTGTAACTGGATAAACCATAATCTGGCCGGTAATAGGACATAAAAATTCATTTGGAAAGTCAATTTTTAATTTATAGGAAAGACAAAAATTAGCAAGCTCTGTATTAAGAGATTTTGAAGTAGTTTTTGTTTTTGGATATGGATTTTTATTATGAGATGATTCAGAAGCCTTTCTTATGTTGGACACAATGGTCTCGGCTTCCACAACTCGCTCTCTAAGATCACGATTTTCATTATTTGAAATAGTAAGATCTTCTTCCAAACTTCTAATACGTTCGGCACAGGCAGCTTCAGATTGTGTAAGCTCTTTTCCTGTAGTTCTATCATATTTTCTCTCTATAGTAATCTGAGTTTGTTGGGGGAGCCCGACTCTCCAACCACGATTCATTTATATATAATAATAAATTAATTAAACTAAAAAACTAAAAAACTAAATAAAAACACATTACCATTTAGTTTTACGCACATTAATTTTGGGACCTTTTTTCTTATCTCTTATGTTTGGGTCATACATTTCTTCTTCATTATCAGAGTCTAAATTTTTACTAATTTCCCAAAACTCTTTTGACCCTAATTTAAACGTTTTATGATGGTCTGCTTTATACCAAAAAATTTGGTCGTGCAACTTATTTGATTTAGCATTATTGTTAATTACTAAACATTCATAATTTTCAGTGCATTGATCCATAACTTGGCAAAAACTCTCAAATGTAGGAAACATACCAGCATAATTCTCATATATACGCCGCCTATTTGCTATGTATGGCTCGCGCAATATAAAAACGTAATCGATATTCGTGCGCAAATTGGGGGGAATACCTAAAGGATATTGCATAGTGATGACCAACATGATCTTCCAATGACGCCCATTCATAAATAACAATCTCATCATTTTATCTTTAGTCCAAGTAGCATCAAACAAACAGTCATCCAAAATTACAAAGGCCCGAGGGTCTATATTAGATTTTTTATAAACCTCTACTTCTTTTCTTATTTGTTTCATCACCGTTTTTTGCCGCTTTAAAATGTTTTCAACAATAGCTGTATTATATTCATCGTGAATAAATAGTTTAGGAACATGTTCGGCATAAAATCCGTTTCCAGCTTCTGTTCCACTAATAACAGTTCCAATTGGAATATCTTGATGATAATAAAGTAGATCGCGAACCAAATAAGATTTACCTGTGTCGCGCCGCCCTATTAACACTATTACTGGTCCTTTATTTTCATCTGGCCTAAAACTAATGGATTTTATATCAAATTTTTTCAATTCTAATGTCATTGCTAACTACTTATTTAATAAGTATATTAAATATACTTATATTTAAACTTAATACAAATATTTAAACACTTTATATTAAACTATTGTATTATATATTAAACTATTGTGTTATATATTAAACTATTGTGTTATATATTAAAAAAATTATTATAATTAATAAATTAAATGGAGTTAAACTATAGAAAAAATAATAACAAGGAGCTTTTTGAGGCAATTAACAAAGAAGAGTTTTTTGATTTAGAAAAAGCTCAAAATTATATTCCATTATATGAACAATATTTTAATTTAAATAGCACTAATTATAATTCAATTAATTTAAACAATAAATTACAACTTGACTCTATTTTGGAAAAAGAGAGCTATAATAAATTTGTAGGAACAGTTTTAGATAATAGCAATAATAAACATACTAAAAAAATTTATGTGAAATTCAGCCCATTAGTTGATCCAGTCAAATATATGCTTGGTAAATACGATAATAGTTACAATATATTAGAACTACCCAAATTTAGTGATACAACTAATTCATCTATTACTGATGTAGACTATAATAGTCAATATAAGAAACTTGCTGATCCAAATAATTCAGCATATATTGATGGATTTTTTTCCTTTTTATCAAGTTGCCTACTAAACGACTATAATTTTTATAATGGAATAAATTATTATGGTGGATTTTTAGGAATAAAAAACAAATATAAATTGGATGTATCGGAAGACATAGAATATTTAGCTGAGTCAGATCATTTTCATAATCATAGAAATAGTCTCTTCTTTTTAGAAGATAATGACAAAGTCAATTATTTTTTCAACAATACAAAAAAAAACAAAAAAACATTATTATTAAATATTAGTAATCCATTATCAATTGAAGATTTGGATTTATGTATTATTTCTAATGAGCAACCTATTTGTAAAAACGATGGTACAAGCATAAATGAAACAAGCATAAATGAAACAAGCACTAGTGTGAATGTAAGCATAAATGAAACAAGCACTAGTGTGAATGTAAGCATAAATGAAACAAGCATAAATGAAACTGTGAATGAGCTAACGAATTATGATGACACAATAACTAATAGCTGTAGTTTGACATATGAAAATCTTAATATTATAGAAAAACAGTCTCATAAATCAAGTAATATTAATACAAGTGTTAATGAAACAAGTAAGTCTGGGCTAACCTGTTCTTCGCGTTCGTCTAATACAGGGTCTTCAAGTGCTAGCAATAAAACAAGTTCAACAAATAGCAATAACACAAGTAGTGACTATGAGAGTGGTAGTGGAACAGATAGCTCAGATTCAAATTCATTGTGTGACACTATTAATTGCACTATTTTGAAATTTCCAGTTAAAATGATTGTATTAGAATGTTGCGAAGACACGTTAGATTCATATATTTTAAGTAAAAAAATAAGCGACGCTGAATGGGAGTCAATTGTTTTACAAATTTTATTTACACTAATTACATATCAAAAAGTATTTCACTTTACTCATAATGATTTACATACTAACAACATTGTATATGTGTTTACGGAAAAAAAGTATTTATATTATAAATATAACAATATTCATTATAAAGTGCCAACATTTGGCAAAATATACAAAATAATAGACTTTGGTCGAGCAATTTATAAATTTAAAAATAAGTTTATATGTAGTGATAGTTATTCAGAAGATGGCGATGCTAGCACACAATATAATTGTGAACCATATTTTAATGAAAATAAGCCTCGCATTGATCCAAATTATAGTTTTGACTTATGTAGATTAGGGTGCAGTTTATTTGATTATTTTATTGAAGATTTAGATAACATTAAAAAAGTCAAGTCTTCTATTAAAAAAATTATAATAGAATGGGTATTTGATGATAAAAATAAAAATATATTGTATAAAAATGATGGGTCAGAGAGATATCCCGACTTTAAGCTATATAAAATGATAGCGCGCATAGTTCATAAACATACTCCGCAAAATGTGTTGAAAAATCCATTATTTGAAAAATATCAAATTGCGAAGAAAAAAATAAATAATACTAGTGCGCTTTTTAATATTGATAGCTTAGAACCAATGATATAAACAATAACGCTTTACCTTAACTCATACATTTACTAATATTATTAGATAAACGAATTTTGGTATTTTTCAACAATCGTTTGCTATTAGCAATTTTCTCTGTTAATTTTTTTTCATATTTTTCATATAATTTTTGTTTGCTATTTAAACTAGCTTTTGTTTCATTGCTATAAAATAAATCTAATAAACTTTTAATTTCTGTTAACTCACAAACCAATAATTCTAAATGAACTTGTTGATATAATTTTAATTCGCTATTATTATATACTTTAATTTCATTTTTAGAAAAATTCATAATATTATTATTATTGTTAATAATAATATTAAAATAATCAATTTTTTATTTATTTTCTTTAAGTCCTTTTTTATAATATTTGTTGCGCGGCTTTAAGTCCTTTTTTTATAATATTTGATGCGGTACTACCTATTTCTATTAATAATATATTTAACACGTTTCATAACTGTCGAGTTTTGAGAACCCAATTTATAATTATCTTGTATTGGTTTATATTCAACTTTAGGATAACAACAATGTGTAATAATTGGTTTTTCTTCTTCAACTGCATTTACTATTAGTGTTCTATTTTGACTATTAATAAGATTTGTTACGGTGCTTGGATTGCTTATATAAATTAAAGTATATGTTCCAACATCTAAAAGTATTTCACTAATGTTAGCCAATTCTTGGCCGCCTTGAGTTGTATAATTGAAGTAATCTATAAATTTATTATTAATTACATCATAAGTAGAGTGTATATTACGTTGATCATAAATATTATTTGTAATCTTGATACGTGATAAATCATAAATATTTATAACACTAATACCCAATATTGAGCTACTATAAAAATCATCAAATTCATCTTTCATAATATACGATTCTAAATAAGAATTCGATAATGCTAAACGTGGATCAATTATTGTTATTAATTTTGTAAGATCGTCTTTAAGTCTGGCAATAGTTATATTTTCATCTACTGTGACTGGAGGAGGAAGAGTAGTATTACTTAATTTTTGATATTCAAGTTCATTAGCTTTATAATAATAAAATTTTGGATCATCTTTTGACTTATTAATAATTAATTTACGAATAATAGTATTAATATTATTTGCATTATCTTTTACAATATATGAAATATCAATAAATAGTGCAGAAGTAGTTATGAAGTTTGTATTCTTTATTTCCGGCAACTCAATTGATACCAAAGAATTCTGTATATTATTACTTGAAAGAGCATTTGTTATGTCTATATAATAACTATAATTTGTATTACTAATAGTTAAATCATGACTTTGATGTATATCAAAGTAACTTACATCTCGTATTAAGTTTGTTATCACATTAGTGATAGAACCACTAACTAAGTCATTTTGATTAAAACTAAAATCATGATTTGCAAATGTTAAGACTGGTGGTGTTAAATCAGGTATAATAATATCTAATAATATTGTGGAAATATCAATGAAATTAAAAAAGTATGACCTATATTTAATATTAATCTGAATATTAATGCTATTTGATAGCTTACTATGTATTAATAGTTGCGAACCACTAAGTCGAAAGGTCTTATTAATATAATTAATTCTATTTGGAGATACTTCAAATGCCTCATATATATCTACTAATGGGTTTAGGTAATTACTAAATAATTTATTTTTGTCAATAAATTGGGTAAAAGTGGTTACACTGGGTAATTGTGATTGTAATTCTGTTATACTACTTGTTGTTATTGAAAGACCAATACCACCAGTTCTAAGTATAATTTTAGTAAAATAATCAGCAAATGAATCCAAATTAATTTTAAAATTATTCAAAAAAACTGCCGGATATAAATTATCTATATCAAATAGGTTAATAAATTTATTAGAATCAAATAGCTCATAGTAATATGTTGTAGTTGACTCACTATTATTAAATCTGGTAAAAGTTATTTGGCTTTTATTATATAGTTCAATAAAACTTACTAAATTATATTCAATAGCACTTATATCAGAATAACTAGTAAAAATGAACTTGTCACTATTTATAATAGTGTCTTCAAACTTGCTGATTTCATTTAAAATGATAAAGTCAATATTTTCTACAAGACTGTTAATGTCTCTCACTAATTGATCTATTATATTAGTGTTTAATATATAAGTCCTGTAAATCGGGTTTTCACTTATTATATTGTAGTTATAATATTTAAAAGTAGCTATTAATTCATTATAAAAAGTTATAAGGCTTACTGTATTCTTAACTAGCTCGCTATATAATATACTTATAGTTGAAGTAGATAAAGTGCTAGTAAAAGAAGTATTTAATATATTATAACTATCATAAAGATCTGAATAATACTGAATATTTACATTGTTAGTGTAAGGAATGTTATTTGTACTAACTGTATTATAATATACATTATTTATAAAAGAAACTAAATATTTTAGTTTAAAATATAAACAAAACAATTTTATTTGCATACTATTTAATATTGTTAAGTTCAGTTTGTCAAAAATAATATTATAAGATGACTCAAGATTATATAAACTGAAATCCTTATTATTATAACTTATATCAAGTATGGTATAAATCAAATTGTTTAGATCAATAGTGTTTGTAGTAAAAGAAGTACTCGATTGTAAACTATTGGCAACTAAATCTATATCAAAATATTCATTTAAGTTTATGATATAACTATTACTATGTAAGCCATTAGATAGTGTATTCGAATGAGAGTAAATTTCTTGATTTCCATATAATGTAGTGCTAATAGCATTAATACTTATTTCACTAACAATTCCATTATTATTATTAGTTACGCTATATGAGCCAGTATTATACTTGTAATCTGTGCTATAAACATTATTTATTCTTCTATATATTGGAATATTATTTAGATACAATGGTAAAATATAGAGAGAATCTAACATATTAAAATTTTTGCTTACATCTATTTCATCATATATTTTATATGTGATTGCTATACTATAGTTTTTATTAGAACCTAAACTCTGTAATGCTTGGATTGTTAATCCATCATTGTTAAAACTATTGTAAAAAATATTTGAACATATATCTAATAAATAGTGGTCATTATTAGAATTTTCTGTTAATGTTTTTGCCAATGTTAAATTGGCATCATTAACCTGATAATTTACAATAGATTGTTCATTATATTTATGAAAAATGAATTTATTATTTTCATCCAAACATATATTATTATATATATTTTGCTTTGTTATACCACATATAGAACTAGTTAAACTAACATCTATTATATTCAAGAAAACCATATTTTGCATAGTTGTTTCTCTGGCATTTGAACTTGTATACATTTTATTAAAAACGCTTGAGCCATCATAAAATCCGCTTACATCATTAGTATTATAATATAGCATGTTATTAGCAATAACAAGTGAGCCATTTAAAAAAAATAGTCTATCATTACTAATACTAGTTGATAGATTTGTAAAAGTTGTAGAGCTCGAACTATATACTAGAAATTCAAAAGTCTGAAAGTGTAAATTAGAATAGTTTACATCTAATGAAAACATAACATAGTTGTCAATAATGTTTGTTATTTTTATTCGTGGTGCTAGTAAAAATGAAATAATTGATGAGCTATAATTATAAATATTTGTGGCGTCCAAATTTAATAACTCTGCTTGTTTGACAAATAAAAATTCACTAATAGCATAACTAAAATCTTTAACCAACAATTTTGATGGTATAACATTATTTCTTTTAAAAAAATTAATGTGATTAAAAATTTCATTATTTAATAAGCTAGCACTTGTACCATTTGTATTAATTGTAGTTGCATCATTAGTGTTAGTATTAATAGTAAAAGGACTGTTAGTATATGCACTATTATAAAATAAGTTTTTCAAGCTTCTATCATAATTATTTAAACCATTTGCTTTCATAATAACAGAAGAGGATTCGTAAATGCTACTAAAATAAGTAATATAACTGTTATATTTATTATGGAAAGTCAAATCACTAGTTGATACATCTAATAAATAATTCAAATCATTAATAGAACCGCTATTTGCCAGAATATAATTAGACCTTGTTGGATCATTATACTTTTTAAAAATCAGTCTGTTTGGATGCCTATTTAAGTCATATAATACATTATATTGTAGATTTTGTTGTGTGACACAACATATATTTATAGCGCTTATACTATTTACGCTTGTTCTATTTAGGTTAATAGTATTTACACTAGCATCAAAACGCTGGTTTAACACTATTCTATTTCTCATTACTTCATTAGATCTTGCTAAAAATGTATTGCCTACATTAAACAAGTACTTTGTTGTGTTAGTAATAACATAACTATTTAAAATGGTTACATTTTTACATAATACTATATTGTTTTTTATCACAATTTTGCCTCCCATATTTTTAAACTTTTCTGAATAATAATATAATATTGTAGGTGTAGTTGCATTAATAGTAATCTGAGTATATATACTTAAAGTATTATAGGTTGATAGCAACGGTCTTGATACACCTGGTAAGTTTTGTGAAAAAACCGTTTTTGTGTATTCTACTCCGCCATTATGCGTTCCGTCTGGTGTTATAGAAAATTTGATTGGATTATAGAAATTTTTATAACTAGTTTGTTGAAATCTATACACTCCATATATTAGATGTAAATCTTGTTTTAAACCATTTATAGTAAAATATGGTGGCGAACTTGAAATAAAATTATTTTGATTACTCACATCAACAGTAAATGAGTTAGCACTAGGAATAGTTAGGTTAGGATCTCTCAAATTATTATAATAGTTTTGTAAATTTATAAAATAATTAACATTATCATATATAAAAAAATAGCGATACTCATTATTTTTTAAATAATTTTGAAAACTAGCAACCCTAGAGCTGCTAGTGTTTGGATAAAACTTTAATGAACATCTCTCAAAATCGCCGCTTATTGTTAATCTAACATTGCTTCCATAATAATAGGTTTCATTATTTACACTATAATAAGCATCACCAATTAAGCTTATTAAATTACTTACATCATATATTGCCATACTAGTATCAAAATCACGTGTTACTAATTTAAAAGCATAATTTGCACACACATCAAAGTTGTATACTCCATTGCCCAAACTAAATTTTGAATTGCTATTAAAATTTGACGACCCAGTTATTAAATTTACAAAATTAATTGAAACCGCCTTTTCTAACACAATAGGACTATATACTTCAACTTTTCTTTTTGCTGTGCCCAAAATATTAGAACTATTAGTAGCGCTATAAACTACAATATATGAGCCATCCCTATTTTCATTTAAATTACTATAATCTATAGACACTTTTGTAAAACTAATGTTAATGTCACTAAAATCTCTCACATAGCCTTCTTTTTCTATAAATTTTTCATAACGTTGAAGCAAATAGCATGTATAATTATTACCAACACCATCTGTTTGATAGTTTAATCTTATTATAGGACCAAAAGATTTAACAACAATAACTCTCGATATATCAATAACATTATGTGCATTATCCTTTACATTATAGTTTTGAATGTATTGGCCTGAGTTAGTTAAAATATTTGATACATCAATATAGGAAGAGTCTTTAAAATAAGTAAGGCTAATATCACTAATACTAAAAACATGGGCACTAGACTCAAATAGTCCACTAACAAAATTTACACTTCCATCAACAATATCGTTGATGTTTATTCCCGGATCTAATAAAACTATATTTGAAGCATCAGAATTAGGGACTTTTACTTTTTTATAATACTTTATATAATTTAAATAACTATTTTCATAAGTATCAAAATAATCAATATCTTGAACTAATTCACTAACAGCTCTTGAAGATAGTAACGGATAGTCCAACTTATTTGGATCACTAAAATTTATATTAGTTAATTTTGTTACATTAGGAGGCTTAGTATCAATAATTTTTAAATAAAAAGTAATGCTTTGTTGTTTTTGTTCTACAATATTTTGACAATTATCAATAGCTGTAAAAGTAATGGGCTGATAATCTATTGGTGAATTAAAAACCCTTATACTATTTATAGAGTAGTCAACATAAGTGCTAAATGAAGAATTAGCCGTTCCACTATAATTATTTCTAGTCTCATCATATGATTTTACATGTAATTCAAATTTTATATAATTTGAATTTAATGCGCGATTAAAAACAATAGATTTAATAGCTTCACAAGTAATGATTTTAATACTATTATTATTAACATATGAGAGACTTAAGTCATAACTAATGTCATTAATGCCGCCATTATTGCCAAACTGCGGAATAGCCTTATTTATTTGTATTAATGAAGAGTCTACATTACTCAAATCTCTCAATAAATACTTAATTAAAACTGGCGAATTGCTACTTACTTCAATATAGGGATACAATAAAGGACGATAGTTTTGTATTATTCTTATAATTCGATTGGCACTTACTTCATTGTCGCATAAATCCAATATACTATAAATTACTTGATAACAAATATCTGTTCTTGTTGTATTAATAGAACCAATAGTTATAGGACTATAACTTATTGAAGTAGAAGTTGATATTAGCTGGTTATATCTAATAGAATACTTAATTCCTCCAAGAATTTTATATGAAAAATCATAAACCGATTCAGTTGATATTGGTATTGTTTGATTATTAAAATAATATGACCTTTTTGTAGCACTATCATAAACTAAAGCACCATATTCAGTATAAGTTGAATATATGTCTAACGACCAAACATTATTTGATGCTTGATATAGATATATAGCATCTCCACATATGCTTGTAATAACAGGCACTTGACTATCCTGAACACTTAATGTGCGAATTCTACTAATATCTACATTATTACTATCCTTTGAATAATAAATTATACTATAAGTTCCACTACTAGGGTCATTAACATTTAATGAGCTATCTAAAATAACTTTAAAATTTGTTCCGCTATAACTTATAGTTGGACTGTAGTTATAATAATTAAATTCATCATATATGCTATAACTTGTGACACCAAAAATAAAAGAAGCATCCATCAATGGTGTATAACTTTGATGATTTATTGTAGGATTTGGACCAAAACTTATAATAGGTCCATTATTTTTAACTGTAACAGTTAAAATTTTATAAGTATTAATAACACTAAAACTAGAAATTGAGCGATTTGCCTTAATTGGAAAATATTTAATATTATGACTAAAATCACTTCTTCCTGATGGTCCTAAATTATAAATTAGCGCAGACGGGTCATACCGTTTAAGACTAGTTCCACTTATTGAATTAATAAGTGAACTTATAGTATCATTCGCATTTACAAATATATAACTTATATCATAACTTATATCACTAGGTGTGAGACGATAATGATTTACAGAAATATCTATACCTTCTCTGATACTTAAACTTGTATCTCCAAAACTTATATTCAATATTTCATTAGATGGACTGAGTAAGTCTTTATAACCAAAGTCAAAATTTAATCCAGGGTCACCAATATATTCAACAATCTTAACATTTCTTATAAAACGATTCGAGTTAGTTTGGTTATCACATATATCATATATTAAACTAAAATTAGAACCAATTACTTTGAAAAGTGCGTTAATATTAGAATTATCAGTTGGATTAGTTATATTAATTATTTTACTATCAGTGGAAAGCAAACTAGAACCGCTTAGTGTTATACGCACATTGTTAGTAGTTTTTGGAATAATTCCAAAATTATCAATTAGGTCAAAACCAAGAATAATTGAGCGAATTTCTTGATTAAAGTCAAAATTCGAAGTAGGTGATTTACTATAATCAAAAGCTACATATGAAAAATCGGTTTTAGAACTGTCAAATTGAACGTAACTATAATCCTGATATCTAACAATACTATAACTAGTACTTGAATAAATGTTATTAAAAGTAAAACTAATAGTAGGCCTAGTTCGATCTACTATATCAACTCTTCTATTAAATGTAAAACTATTACCACATCCATCTGTTAAAGTATAAACAAATGTTAGTGGTGGTAAATAATTAATATTGCTAGAATTGTCAGGATAAGTTACTTTATTTAACTGTCCACAAATGTCACAATAATCATTAATATCTGATAAAGCAAAAGCATTCGGATTATTTGCTAATTTTATTGTATATGACAAAGCACTTGAGCTAAAATAATTATCACATAAATCAAAATTATATAATACGCTACTTACATCATTTATCTTTGTATTTACAGTAAAACTTAAATCAATATTTTCAGTATTACTATTATCAATATTATAGCCTCTAGTGCGACTATTTGATATAGTATTATATATAGTCGGTAATGAGCCAGCTGAACCATCAATAATAAAACTTAAATCAGGAAAAATAATATATGGCTTAGAGTTATCTACTATTTTTATTAAACGCTGAAGTCTTAATACATGAGTGGAATTACTTTCTTGAATAGTATATTTGAAATAATAATTACCAAGACGTGTAAAACATATATCACATGTTCCGCTTATATTATAAAAAGAAGAACCAATAGTAATAAAACTAAAATCAGTTAATTCATTACTAGGTGTAATTTTTTTATAAAGCCGACGAGGAGTATAACTGAAACTTGGACTACTAAATGTTAAACCTTGGTCACTATAACTTAAATCATTAATATAATTAAGTGTTACAATAGATTGGCCACTTAAAATAACATCTGGTATATTTACAAAGTTTAATTCTAGTGAAATACCACTTGAATAATTATAGCATAAATCACGTACCCTATAATTTATAATACAACTGGCATCACTTACACTAAAATTAATCAAGCTAATATCACTAACATCATTACTAATTATAGTGCGTAATGATTGTGCTATAATAACATTATAGCTCAATTCATTTATAGATAAATTATATTTTGTAGAATTATCTTCATATAATAAGACCGGTTTATTATCTATATAATCATTGCTTATTGTAAGAAAATTGGTTAATTTGGCAAAACATATATCATTTAATGTGTTAAAGAGTCTTATTCTAGGATAAAAGAGTTTAAAGTAAGTAAGATTTGTCAAAAGTCTACCGCTAATATCATAAAATGTTAAACTAGGTGGTTCATAATCTTGAACACTTATTTTATAAGTTTTTGAAATATTTGTTATAGAATTGCTAAAAAATTTGTTAGCATATGTTATCTTATAATAATCTGTAGTAGCTAAACTTTTTGTATTAATAATCAAATCATAATTACCAATATTTTGTAAGTCTATAAACGAACTATCTGCAGCTGTACTAGTTTGTTTAAAAATTTTCGGTTTAACAAAATTACCAGAAACAGTAAAAGAATTTGAAAGATTATCACTAGCAGTAAAAAAAAACTTAGTAGGACTTAAACCCAGCGAAATATCTATACTTTTGTTCGGATTACTTATAAGGTAAGTAAATTTATATACTATAAAAGAAGAATCTAAGCTATTATTAATTTTAGTACTATCACTATTAAAATCAAATTCATTGTTAACTTTAAATCGAATCCCATTAATTAAATTTAAATTAGATGAGTTTAAACAAATATCACTACCAGATGAACCGGAGTATTTAATAAAGAACTGAGTATTATCAATGTTATTAATAGTATTATTACGACCAATTTCATCAACCAACACATTAGTAATATTATAAACACTTATAGACATTAACTCTATATTCTTAAGATTAATCTCATTTCGGTCAGTGTTAATTGTAATATTATTAAAAAATGTTGAATAATATTGGTTTGCAGCATTACTTAAAAGATTATTAAAGGTATAGTTAATAATTAAATTCTCTGTCGTATTATTTTGGAAATAACTTCCACTAATTGTTATTTCAAATGGAATAAAGATTTTGTTTTTGCTTGTATCATATATATAAACCTTAATGTCATCATAGAAATTGTATATACTAGCATTATTATTACTATTAGTATTAATAGGAATAGTAAAAATGCTGTTATTATTGTTATTATAATTATTACTTATTTCAATAATAGGACCACTATTAAGCTCTATTTCTCTAATATTTTGAATAGAATTATTTTCATAATCTAATACATTATAGTAAATATAAAATGGCCTAACTAAGAAATTATTACTTAATTCATTATTAATTTCATCCACAGAAGGAGTTGCACTAACAAATTGAGTTAAGTCATTTTTTAATTTATCTCTCGAACTATAACCCACTTCATTATAGTCTGTATTCAAATTTAATCTAAATTTATTAACTGATTGATCATAATTGCTTAATTCATAAGACACATAATTTTGATTTTGTAGGAGTAAATTGCTATTTGAAAAGTCATAATATGATATTGAATTACTTGAAGAATCATATACAATATGATTTATTGTAGCTGGAATGTTCGAATTTTCATATGTGAGAGTTAGTATATAAGAAAAATCAATGCTGTTATTTGAAATTGAAATGAATTCAACATTTATTGGATATTGAATAAAAGAACCAACTACTTTTATTTTTAATGAACCATAATAATAATTTAATCCGCCAATAGTGTGTATTCCTATTCTGTTGATTTGATATGTTTCATCTATATAAATGTTATTACTTATTTCATTATTAAGTAATCTTAATGGATAATTTTTACATATGTCAATAATTATATAGTCTTTAATTGTTAGTCCATATCTTAAATTGTAATTAAAAGTAGAATTGCTTATATGTCTATTCCTATTTAATCCAACCTTAAAAGTGTTATTCGCATTAACGGATAAATCAACAGCACTTATTTTATTTAAAAGCTCATATGTAAGACTGCTATATCCCTGAGTAATATAGCTACACGAATCTGAATAATAAAATAAGTTATTATTACTAATTGAAACTGTTCCATAACCAGAAACAGTAGAATAATTGTAATCATACGACTTTACTGATATATAAGTTCCACTAAAGTCATTATAATTTTTTATAGAAAAACTTATATCACCATAATAATAACTATAACTAACATCTCTTAATATAAATAGATTTCCACAAATATCATTTGTACTATCAGTGTTTATATCACTATAAAATAGTCTTTGCGTGCCAATATTGCTAGCATTACTTGGTATAGTAATTTCGAAACTAGCACCAACACTAGTTAATCTATAACTAGCGTCACTTCCTAGTAAATTTCCAGAAATTCTAAAAGGCTGATTAGAACAAAAATCAGTTGTTGCAATAAATTTGTAACGCTGATTATTCATAAAGTAAAAATTACTAACTATGTCAGTTAGCGAACTATCATAAAGTTCTCTTCTATAATGATTAATATTTAATAGTTGAAATGAAGTATCGTAAAATCTAAAATAATCATTGTTATTAAAACTATAATCTTGTCCTTTTGATACATAAATTAATATTGGGTCATTTTTATTTAAGGGTTCAAATGTTATTATATTTGAAATAGTACTATTTATAGAACTGTTGTAAAAGGTTAATGGGTAATTTTTACTAACATTTCTAATAATATAGTTAATATTATTTGAAGTGTCATATAATCCATATGAAATAGTAGTTGTGGTTGAACTAGGGAATAAATTATTAAAAATATATTTATTATTACTAATTTCACTATATACACTATTTAATAGAAAGCACCTAGACATATTAGTATTAGTATTAGTATATAGAATTAAAAAAATTAATGATTATTATTGTAAATACTAATATTTATTAATTAATCTAATATTATAAATAAAATTGATAAATAGTATAAATAATTCTTATTTATAATATTAAGACTATTTGCATAACATATGAGTTCAAAAGTTCCTATAAATAATGATATAACTAAAAAATATCAAAAAAAAACAGATAAAGAGCACGTATTAGATAATCCCGACACATATATTGGGTCAATTGAGCAAATTTCGTCTAATATGTATATATACGATGAAGTAAATAAGAAAATTGTAGAAAAAAACATAAATTTTATTCCGGGTCTATACAAACTATTTGATGAAGCAATTGTTAATTGCCGAGATCATGCACTAAGAATGGAACAATTAATTGCTTCTACAAGTGATCAGGAGAAAAATGAAGTAAATTATCCAGTAACACATATATCAATCGTTATTGGTGATGATGGTATTATAACATTAACTAATGATGGTAATGGGATTGATGTTTCTATTCATTCTGAATATGGTGTATGGATTCCAGAACTAATTTTCGCACATATGAGAACTTCTACTAATTATGATAAAACTGAAAAAAAAGTAGTTGGAGGAAAAAATGGATTTGGATTTAAATTAGTTTTAATATGGTCGACGTGGGGCAAAATTGAAACAGTAGACGCAAAAACAGGTCAAAAATATGTCCAAGAATTCAAAAATAATTTAAATATTATTGAAAAACCAACAATTACTAAATGTAAAGGCAAACCTTATACAAGTGTTAGTTTTAAGCCCGATTTTAAGCGACTTGGTTTAAAAGAAGGCAATTTTGACAGTGATTTTAAAGCACTATTAATTCGGCGAATTTTTGATATTGCTGCGGTTACAGATAAATCTATTAAGGTCAAATATAATACACTTAAACTTGATCCAGACGTCAAAGATTTTGAAAGTTATGCTAATCTTTATATTGGTTGTAAAAGCGAACATCCACGCATTTATGAAAAGGCAAATGAGCGTTGGGAATATACTGTTTGCTTAGCTCCAAATGAAGAATTTACACAAGTCAGTTTTGTAAATGGTATTCATACATCTAAAGGTGGAAAGCACGTGGAATATATTGTAGGACAATTAGTAAAAAAACTAACTCTTTATATTAAAGAAAAGAAGCATGTTGAAGTTAAACCGGCGTCAATTAAGGAACAACTTATGATATTTGTAAATTGCACCATTGAAAATCCAGCGTTTGATAGCCAAACAAAAGACTATTTAAACACTGCGGTTTCCAATTTTGGTTCATCTTGTGAAATAAGCGCTAAGTTTATAGAAAAGTTGGCAAAAATGGGTGTTATGTCTGTGGCTTGTAGTTTAACGGAAGTAAAAGAAAATAAAGCGGCAAAAAAAACAGACGGCACAAAATGTAAAACTATTCGCAATATTCCAAAACTTGTAGACGCAAATTATGCCGGAACAACTAAGTCGAATGAATGTATATTAATCTTGTGTGAAGGTGATTCGGCAAAATCAGGTATTATTTCTGGTTTGTCACGTGAAGACCGTAATATTATTGGTGTTTATCCAATGAAAGGTAAAATGTTTAATATTCGTGGTGAAAACATTAGTAAAATTTCGGAAAATAAAGAAATTACTGAAATTAAGCAAATTCTTGGTTTAGAACATGGTAAAGAATATTCAGCAAATGACGTTAGCACTAAATTGCGGTATGGAAAAATATTATTTATGACAGATCAAGATTTAGATGGAAGCCATATTAAAGGTCTTGGTATAAATATGATTGATAGCGAATGGAAGTCGCTAATTCAAATACCCAATTTTATTGGATACATGAATACTCCAATTTTAAAGGCAACAAAAGGCAAAACAACGCTTGAATTTTACAATAATGGCGAATATATGAATTGGAGAGAAAACAGCCAGCAAGACAGCAAAAAGTGGTCTATTAAATATTACAAAGGTTTGGGAACAAGCACTAGCAAAGAATTTAAAGAATACTTTTTAAAGAAGAAAATTGTAAATTTTAAGAGCACCGAAACTTCAAGACAAACAATTGATATGGTATTTAATAAAAAGCGAGCAGATGATCGCAAAAATTGGCTTTCACATTATGACCGAAATGTGTATTTAAATACTTCTAACCAAGAAGTGACATATGAAGAGTTTATTAATAATGATATGATACACTTTTCAAAATATGATAATGATCGCTCAATTCCCAATATTTGCGATGGACTGAAAATCAGTTTGCGGAAAATCTTGTTTGCTGGTTTTAAGAAAAATTTAACATCTGAAATGAAAGTGGCGCAATTCAGTGGTTATGTTTCGGAACATTCATGTTATCATCATGGCGAAGCAAGCTTAAATGGCGCCATTATTGGATTGGCGCAAAATTATGTTGGTTCAAACAACATTAATTTATTCATGCCTTGTGGTCAGTTTGGAACGCGTTTAATGGGTGCTGGTAGGGACGCAGCATCTGAAAGGTATATTTATACATACTTAAATCCAATTACTCGTAAACTATTTCCTGAATTAGATGATTATGTCCTTAAATATAATGAAGATGATGGAGTGTATGTTGAACCAATTTATTATGTTCCAATTATTCCAATGGTGCTTGTGAATGGTGCAAAGGGCATTGGAACAGGATTTAGCACAGATATTATGTGTTATAATCCGATTCAAATTATTGATTATTTAGTAACTAAGCTTAAGAATACTAATGCTTCTATTATGAAGTCGCTAGTAATCGAACCATATTATCAAGGGTTTAAAGGAACTATTTATCCATGCGATGAACAAGCTAATAAATATGTTATTAAAGGGTGTTATGAAATACTTGGTAATGATAAAATTCGTGTTACTGAGCTTCCTATTGGAACATGGACCCAAGACTATAAGGAATTTTTAGAACAGCGACTCAATAATAATAGTGGAACTATTAAAACAGGAAACAAAGAAGATGTTATTAAAGACTATAAAGACATGTCAACTGATTTAAATGTTGAATTTGAGATTACATTTTATCCAGGACTAATGAGTAAATTGCTGCTAGAAAAGCACGACTATAATATTGAGGGTATTGAAAAATACTTGAAACTTTATAGCATTCAATCTAATACAAACATGCATTTATTTAATGAAAAAGAGCAATTGCGTAAATATAATAATGTTTATGACATTATTGATGCATACTATGTTATTAGACTTGACTATTATGCGCAGCGCAAAGCATATATTATTGTAAAACTAGACAAAGAACTTAAAACATTAACATCAAAAGCGCGGTTTATTCAATATAATTTAGATGATACTATTGACTTACGAAAAAAGTCTAAGGAAGAGATTGCTACAATCTTAACAAATTTCAAATTTGATTTAGGAGAAAATAATGACTTTAATTATTTAATTAAAATGCCAATGGATTCGGTAAGCAAGGAAAATGTTGAAAAATTAATGAAAGAACATGAACAAAAGAAAACTGAGTTAGAAACTATTAAAGCACAAACTTTAGAAGAAATGTGGCTAACAGAACTTGAAGAATTAAAAATTGCTTATAATGACTTTTTAAAATTGCCTAATAAAACTGATAAAGTTGAAACACAATCAAAAAAGTCAAAATAATCAAAATAATCAAAATAAAGTAAGTAATTTGTTTATTCGTTTAGAGATTATTATATTTATAAAATTTTTTTTATTATATTATATTATAATAAGAATAAGAATGGCAAAGCGTTCTAGAAAAACGACCAGAAGAATGAGAGGAGGACTAACTGTAGCACAGGCAGAATTAGCACTTCAAGAGGCAGAAAATTTAGATATTAACGATAGTAATAGAGAAAATGCGATACGTATTGCTAGAGCAAATTTAGATCAAGCCGAAGCCGATGCTAGAGCCATAGCTAAACCCGAAGGTCAACCCGAACCCAAACCCGATGCTGCAGCCATAACTCAACCCGAACCCGACCCCGATGCTGCAGCCAGAACTCAAACCGAAGATCAATTGCTACGCACCCGTGCCGATGATGATAGTGACAGTGACAGTGACAGTGACGGTGATGGTGACGACAATGGTCACGGCAATGGTGACGACAATGGTCACGGCAATGGTCACGGCAATGGTGACGACAATGGTCACGGCAATGGTGACGGCAATGGTGACGACAGCAGTGTGATCAAGGGTGATGATGGCGAGCGCACCGGTCTAGTGGAAGACGTCGTCGGTGACGGCAAACGCCACATACCCCCTGTTCCCCTCCCAGGAACAGGAGGAAGAAGAAGATCTAGAAGATCTAGAAGATCTAGAAGACCCAGAAAATCAAGAAAATCAAGAAAATCAAGAAGATCTAGAAGACCCAGAAAATCAAGAAGGTCAAGAAGGTCAAGAAGGTCAAGAAGGTCAAGACGACGCCATTAAATTAAACATTATTAAACATTAAACAATAAATTTTTTATAATTACTTTAAAACTAAAATAATTGTAAAAATAAAAAAAATATTATGCTATGTGTCATAATTTAGGAGTTTAATAGTTGAACTAAAATATTCTACATTAAAATTAGAAATATCTTTTTGTGAATTTACCAAATAACATAATCCTCTATTATAATTAAGTATAATAGGATTATAAGAATAGGAAAATAATGGTCCAATATAATGTAATGATACACTAGAATAGTTATAACTATTATCAAATGCCAATATAAGATTTTTATTTTTTACATAGTTATAAGAAGTCTCAATAGTAATATTAGTAATATTACTAGTAACTCTATTATCTAAAATTGCCTTATCATATAATCCAAATGTAAAATCATTAGGTTCAACATCACCACTTATACTATTTATATAACTTAACGTAACACTAGCATTAATTTCGTAAATTCCCGAACTTAAATCGATGTTACTTATTTCTATATATTTGTCTACATTTGGAGTTGGAGTAATATTAAATAACTCTGTTTTTGCTGGACTAGCATTAATAGTTTTAAATTTTATTGGAATATATCTATAATTAAGTAAATTAAAATTGTCTCGTATTATGTAATTTGCTATATTGTTATTATAATTAGTGCTTAAGTCAAGTGTGGCATAATGTGTTGTGGTAAAAATATTTGACCATTTTGAATTACTATTATATAGCGTTAAACTATTTATTAAACTGCTTCCAAATTTCTTAATTGCTAAACTTCCATAAGAAAGACTATATGGAAGTCCCGAAGTTTGTTGTGGTAATGTTAAACGTCCACTTATATCAATATTTGTCACTTTTAAATTATTTATACAACAATCACTAATATAACCTCTCGTAGCTGTTAGAACATTTGTAGGAAGGTCCTCCTGTAATTTTTCATCTATTAAAGTTTGTATATCAGCTCTGTTCTGAGCTCCTAATCCAGTATTTAAATAAAATGACCCATTAGAAAGTGTAAAAAATTGGTCTCCTGAAGCAGACCTTAAATCATCTGTTCTTATAGTTCCTGCGAAAAGTGTTTGCCTACAGTCTATAGTATTACTTAGTATAAAGTTTGCATTTAAATTACTACAATCTATAGTTCCACCACTAATATTAGTTCTAGTATTTCTTATAACACTAATATTACTAAAATCGCCGCTAATAGTTCTAATAGAATTAAAAATACCTCTTTCAATACTATAATTAATAGCACTTAAATCAGTTGTTATAATAGTACTAGCATTAATAGTATTTGCGCTAATAGTAAGTGCTGTCAGCTCAGAACTAAGTTTAATATTAGTACCACTTAAGTCTATTATATTTCCACAAATTCCAATAATATTAAATCCACTAATAGTTGTTGCTCTTATTGATGATCCACTAATAGTTTTGAAATTAATAAAACTTGTGTCTAAATTGCGTGTAAAGCTACCATCAGTACAGTTTATAGTTAAAAAACTAGCGCTTTGTGCCACTTCTAAATTACTTACAAAAATTTTACCACTTATGCCACATATATCAATTGAATAGCGTGGAGTTTTACTATTTATACCAATACGATTATTACACGTATCAATACATATAACATTATTTGTGTCTGTAAATTTACCTATATCAACTTGTGTTTGTTTTATATTTGCCACTAATTTATTTGTTATTGACATAACAACTAGTTTCTATATTTAATTAATATAAAAACTAGTAAAATTAATTGTAATAAAATAAAATAAAATAAAATACAATAAAATACAATTATATATAATTGTTTAGGAAAAATAATACAAAAAATTAAGTTATTTGTGATACACAGTTCACTTACTATTAAAACTTCTTATATGCCCAATATGTTAGCATTAATTAATTGTTTAGCAGCTATTGACATATTGTTTATGTCTCGTTTAACTTTGCCTGTTCAATAGTTTCTAATTGCGCAAGTATTGTTTGTAATTGAGATTCGATATTATCTAATCTATTTGATAATGCTGGTGATAAATTTGTAGCTGTTATTGTTCCACTGTAAGGCAGACTATTAATTAAATTAACACTTAAATCATTTATAATAATTTTTCCTGTTCCTTGTGTTTTAAGAATAATATTTCCATCTACATTCTTGTTTTCAATAACTAAATGTTTATTATTAGTGATAAATTGTGTATCTAAAGCTGAATCTTTATAAATATATGTTAAATTAATACCCCATGGAACTTGTAATTTAAGTGAATTAACATATTGTTGACTTATCACAGTTTCACCTATATTAAAGCTAAAATCACTAACAATATAACTATTCATATATATATATATTTATACAATATATAGGTTTAAATTTATATTTATACAATATAAAAATATATAAGTTTAAATAGAAGTATTTACACATGCGCTGGGATTATTTGTAATTCCATCCCAATGTATATTACAATCTTTAGCCCATTTAGACTTTTCGCAAAGTATATCATCGGGTGAAGAGCCATTTGCTGAAAATAAAGCGTGTGGATAGGAGCGACAAATTGCCGTTGAACGACCATCATTTATATATGTATTATTTTTACAGTGTTTTTTTCCTTGATTATCATAATCAACATCCCAATAATCGGGACAATCACTTACAACAGGTGGATATACTTCAGTTGATTTATTTTTAATAATAAAATTTGCTACAACTATTAATCCTACTATTAATAATATTGTAGAAATAAACAACACACTTTTATTGAAAGTTGTTAACATTATTATATTAATAAAATATTATTAATATTAAACTAATATTAGAAATATTATAAATATTATAAATATTATAAATATTGTAAATATTAGAAATAAAATATATTATTATTTATAATAATATGAACCAATTTAATGGTAAAGTAAATATAATGGGTCCAAATATAGCTACTCAATTTTCTATGATGGATAGAATTCCCATAAATACTAATACTAATTATCAAAATGTATTAGCTGGTAATTTTGAGAGATCAATGTTGTCAGATAGCTATTTTTCTAAAAAGAATATTGAGTTAATACAAAATAGTATTCGCAAAGGAGTTTATGATAAATCTAATCAACGGATATTAATAGATAAACAATCAGAAGACCAACTTGTTTTAGTAATGCGATCAATGTATTTGCAATATTCAAAAAATTTAGACACAAATATACCAAAACAAATAGAAGAGTTAAATAGTCATGTTCTAAATTATTGTATATCAAGTGTATATAATGAAGCTGTTTCATATTTGAAATATAAAGAAGATGCTAGCTCAATGCATAAGCCTATGCAACATCCTATTTATTCAAATAAAACAAACAAAACATTGGAACAAAGATTTGGATTTTAGTATATACAATACAAGTTTTTAATAGACAAGTTTTTTATAAGTTTTTTTATTATATTAATTATATTTATTTAATATAATTAATATGGCACAAAATAAGATAGTAACCAGTGTTAGTGCTATAGTGGATAATGTTATAAGTCCAACTGAAAGTAATGTTGTTTGTATTGATACAAGAAATAGTAGAATTGGAGTAAAAAAGTCAGTACCACAATATGAAATAGATGTGAGTGGTACAATAAATATTGATATAGCCGGTTCATTAATAAATGGTTTTAATATAATTAATAGTTCTGGAATTAGTACTAATTCAATTATTATAACAGGATCAACTACTAGAATAACCAATACTTTAAGTAACTTTTCTGGTTTAGTAAACTTCCAAAATATCATTTGTGCTAGTGGAAATTTTCCTAATTGTACTATAAGTGGTTGTACTGTAAATAGTTTAACTTGCGCAACTAATTTTTTTGTAAAATCTATTACAAATATAGAGAATAACGACATAAGTATTAATGGAAATTTAGTAATTGCTAATTCTTCAAATTCAATAAGAACAACCAATTTATTTGTTAGAAATATTACAAACATAAGTGGAAGTGATATTTCTATAAATGGAAATGTATGGATAGATGGTTCGTTAAATATTAAAGGAAACGGAACCGCTATTACAGCTGGAACTATAAATTCTAATTTTATAAATATACGTTCTGACGATAGATTAAAACAAAATGAGGAAGCTATTGTTAATGCTTTAACAATAATAAGAAAATTAAAACCTCAAATTTATCAGAAAACAGCCAATTTTATGGCACTAGATTATCGTGGACCACTAGAACAACCTTATATAATAGAAGCAGGTTTAATAGCTCAAGAAGTTGAAAAAATAGATGAACTTAAATTTAGCGTGATTAGAGGTAATGATCAAACTCCTTATAGCATAAATTATAACTCTATTTTTATATATTGTTTAGCAGCATTAAAAGAATTAGACACTAATGTTGAAAATATTAAAAATGTATTAAATTTTAATAATCAAAGCAATAATGGAACAAGTAATACAAATGGAGCAACTAATCATGATTTAATAAATATAATAAACAATCAAAATATTCAAATACAAGAATTAATAAATAAAATAAGTATTTTAGAAAATAGAATTAGTACTATTGAAAAAGCATTTTAGTAATAAGAAAAATATATATATAAAAGCTAATTATATTTATTAATTAATATAATATGCCAGAAGATTCTATTAATACACTTATAGGAACTTTTTCAGCGCTTACAGCTAGTAACCTTACTGAACAGACTATGGAACAATGTATATGTATAGATACCTCTACTAATAGAATTGGTATAAATACATTAGGCCCTAGCTATGCTATTGATATAAGCAATTTTGTAACAGGTCAAAATCAAGGTATTAGAACGCCACGACTTTTTATAACTGATAAAATTGGTATAAATACATTAGATCCTAGCTATGCTATTGATATAAGCAATCTTGGAACAGGTGTAATACAAGGTATTAGAACGCCACGACTTTTGGTAACTGATAAAATTGGTATAAATACATTAGATCCTAGCTATGCTATTGATATAAGCAATCTTGGAACAGGTGTAAAACAAGGTATTAGAACGCCACGACTTTTGGTAACTGATAAAATTGGTATAAATACATTAGATCCTAGCTATGCTATTGATATAAGCAATGTTAGTATAAGTGAAAAATCATATATTAGAACGCCACGACTTATTATAAGTGATATAAGTAGATTAACATTTAATACTATTAATTCTAGTAACATTTTATCATTAATAAGTGGAGAAATTTATGTTGATGCTTCTAATTATTTAAGACTTAGATAATAATAAATAATAGTGTTTTATGTTTTAATAATAGCAAAATTATATTTTGCTATATTAAAATGGCATCATCACAATTTATTGATATACCTGAAATTACTGGACTTTTAAATAGTTACAACTTAATTACTAATCAACCAAATGTATATAAAATTCCAGTAACATATTTACAAAATTTGTCAAATGGTAATATGATTATTGATAGCTGTAGCAATATTATATTACAAGCTCGCAACGAACATGTTAGAGTAAATAATAAAATGGGTATTGGTTTAGATCCAAGTAGTGCTTATAGTTTGCATGTTTTAGGAGATACATGTATAAGTGGAAATATTACTTCTAGTGGAAATATTACTTCTAGCGGAAATATTACTTCTAGCGGAAATATTACTTCTAGTGGAAATATTACTTCTAGTGGAAATATTACTTCTATAACTGCTAATTTAGGTGATATAAGTATTATAAATATTGATGTAAGCGTTAATTTAAATCCGCTACTTCCTAATAAAGGAAGTATTGGTAATTCTAATAGACTGTGGGGCAATGCATATATAAAAGATCTAAGCGCTTCGTCTATTGATGTAAGTGTTAATGTAAATCCGCTACTTCCTAATAAAGGAAGTATTGGTCTTTCTAATAGACTGTGGGGCAATGCATATATAAATGATGTAAGCGTTTCAAATATTGATATAAGCGTCAATTTAAATCCACTAGTTCCTAATAAAGGAACCATTGGTATATCTAGTAGACGTTGGGGAAATGCATATATAAATGATGTAAGCGCTTCGTCTATTGATATAAGCACAAATTTAAATCCGCTACTTCCTAATAAAGGAAGTATTGGTAATTCTACTAAACCTTGGGGCAATGCATATATAAAAGATGTAAGCGCTTCGTCTATTGATGTAAGTGTTAATGTAAATCCGCTAGTTCCCAATAGCGGAAGTATTGGTCTTTCTAATAGACTGTGGGGCAATGCATATATAAATGATGTAAGCGCTTCGTCTATTGATATAAGCGTCAATTTAAATCCACTAGTTCCTAATAAAGGAACCATTGGTATATCTAGTAGACGTTGGGGAAATGCATATATAAATGATGTAAGCGCTTCGTCTATTGATATAAGCGTCAATTTAAATCCGCTCCTTCCTAATAAAGGAAGTATTGGTAATTCTAGTAAGCCTTGGGGCAATGCATATATAAATGATGTAAGCGCTTCGTCTATTGATATAAGCGTCAATTTAAATCCACTAGTTCCCAACGGAGGAACTATTGGTCTTTCTAATAGACCATGGGGCAACGCATATATAAATGATATAAGCGTTTCTAATATGACTATAAGTGGTACTATAATACCGTTATTTGATAACACCTTTAATTTGGGTTCTGAAACAAATAAATGGCGTTCTATATTTGTATATAACTTGAAAGTTAATGCAATAAACGATTTGCCTATCACTAGTATTGGTGGTGGTTCTGGAGGTGGAACTTCTGATATTAGTTTACTAAAAGTTTCTAGTGATATAATTCCTTTTTTTCCTTACCCTGACAGTAACCCCGATCACAAATTAGGAAGTGTTACTAACTATTGGGGTAATGCTTATATAATTGATGTAAGTGCGTCGTCTATTGATGTAAGCACTAATTTAAATCCACTAGTTCCTAATAAAGGAACTATTGGTCTTGTTAATAGACGATGGGGCAACGCATATATAAATGATGTAAGCGTTTCGTCTATTGATATAAGCGTTAATTTAAATCCGCTAGTACCTAATAAAGGAACCATTGGTCTATCTAGTAGACCGTGGGCCAACGCATATATAAATGATATAAGCGTTAGTTTTATTGATATAAGTGTTAATTTAAATCCGCTAGTACCTAATAAAGGAACCATTGGTCTTGTTAATAGAGCATGGGGCAACGCATATATAAATGATGTAAGCGTTTCGTCTATTGATATAAGCGTTAATTTAAATCCGCTAGTACCTAATAAAGGAACCATTGGTCTTGTTAATAGAGCATGGGCCAACGCATATATAAATGATGTAAGCGTAACGTCTATTGATGTAAGTGTTAATTTAAATCCACTGGTTCCCAATAAAGGAACTATCGGTCTTTCTAATAAACGCTGGGGAAACGCATATATAAATGATATAAGTGTTTCAAATATTGATATAAGCACCAATTTAAATCCACTGGTTCCAAATAAAGGAACCATTGGTCTTTCTGATAAACGCTGGGGCAACGCATATATAAATGATATAAGTGCTATAAATATTGATATAAGCGTTAATTTAAATCCACTAGTTCCTAATAAAGGAACCATTGGTCTTGTTAATAGACGATGGGCCAACGCATATATAAATGATGTAAGCGTAGCGTCTATTGATATAAGCGTTAATTTAAATCCGCTAGTACCTAATAAAGGAACCATTGGTCTTGTTAATAGAGCATGGGGCAACGCATATATAAATGATGTAAGCGTAGCGTCTATTGATATAAGCGTTAATTTAAATCCACTAGTTCCTAATAAAGGAACCATTGGTCTTGTTAATAGAGCATGGGCCAACGCATATATAAATGATGTAAGCGTAACAAATATGACTATAAGTGGTAATATAGTGCCTTTATATGCTAGTATGTCTCATTTAGGTTCTTTAACAAAGAGATGGAACAAAATATTTACTAATGACTTAAATGTTAATATACCAATCATAGAGGGTTCAGGAGGAATTATTACGACTACTGAGACCCATTTTGTCCATACATTCTTAGAATCAGGAATCTTTACTGCTCCATTAGTCGGTGGAACAGTCGAAGTTTTGATTGTTGGTGGGGGTGGTTGTGGTGGCACCTTGTTGGGCGGTGGTGGTGGAGGAGGTGGAGGTGGGGTTATATATTTACCTGCTGTTAGTGTCTCCAGTAGCGGGTCATATGCTGTTGTTGTTGGTGGTGGCGGCCCTAATGGCGGTGACGGCACCAATGGTGGAAATAGCTCTTTTAATGGTGCAATCGCAAGAGGGGGGGGTGGTGGCGGCTCACTATTTAATGGTTCGGGAAATCCAGGAGGGAGTGGTGGAGGCGGTGCCGGAAATGCTGGGATAGGAGGAGCTACTATTCTTAGTACTCTTGGTTCTAATAGCGGTACTACATACGGTAACACAGGTGGCAACGGGTTGGCAGTGGCACGAGGTGGCGGGGGTGGTGGTGCTGGGGGTGTTGGGCTCAATGGGGACACTCGAATTGGTGGTGCTGGTGTCGTAAATAAT